TAGCTCTGCTACAGTCCAAATTGTGGAACCGTAGACCACAACATCATTCTGTTTCAGCTTATCCTTTTCAACAGTAGCATGACGAGGATTACCTGTTCCAGCCAACGGTACAAGTTTAACAGTATAAGGTTTCACTTCCTCAAGAGCATCTTTCTTAAATGCCTTGATAGCGTTGTTAGCGTCACCGCGAATCTCAAGTACTAGCTCACCAGCAGTATTGGTACCGATGTGGATACCATACACTTCTTCACCGATAACTTTGAATAGCTTAGACATGGTTTTCTTTTCCTCTTTTGTGTTGCCGATTACTGTGTAGTTGCTTAGGGTATAGTTATCACCATCATACAAGGTACAATCGTTTAAACCTTTAGTATTGTAGTCTTGACCTTCCCAACGTTCTAAGGGACGGCAACTTGCTGTGTCTGCTCTGTCATTTCTAAGATGAATCTTGTAGACTTCAAGAGGCACCTTGTTACGTCGATGCTTTAGAACATCACCTTCTTTTAGATACTTTAGTACTACTGCCATTTTACCCCCAAGGTGTCTTTCCCAAATACAACGTAAAAGGGATTAGTGATTGCTGATGGAGCCTCTGAATAGCTCATGTGTTCATGATGGTCCCAGTCGTCTTCGTTCCAAGCCTTGTGCTCCTTTATCAGGTTAAACTCTGCTTTACTCATAGAACGTATGTTCGCCATAGCGTCCGATCCTTTTTCTGGTTTTAAAGAAACCTTTACGAGGTCCACTGTGAAAGAACAAAGCGTTTGTACCGGGTAACTCTGTGTAACCCCAGTACACTTCTCCTGCCATAGTCACTGAGTCTAAGAAGACAGCTTCAGTAATAGGCAGGTCTTTGTTAGACCAAGAGAACTGTTTAGGCTGGTAGACTACCTCACAAATAGTTGCTGGGAAGTCTTCGTGTTTAACTCTGTTCATGATAACCTCAGCTACAAGTAACTGAGCATCAATAGTTTCTGAACGAGCTTCGTGGTAGAGAGCTAGGGCTAAGCATAAGATACTTTCTAGCATGCTACCTCCTTTGTTTAGAAAGGAATCAGTAGAGACTCCACGTATTGCATGTGATTTTCACTCATCTCTGCTAGGTCTTCATCAGTTATCTCTTTCCAAGTTGAGTTGTCTAAGGAACGCTCGATGTATCTCCAGTCTCGACATCGATAGTACCAAACTGTTCCGTCGAACTCTGTGTAAGAGTTCAAAGGATCTATGCGGCAGTCATCGCACATTATCCCACCTTGTTGGCATTGAAGTTACCATAGACCACAGCAAAGAGTAGATAGCTTGCTCATAGTTACCTACCCAACTGTAGTAGCATGCCATACCTAGCCAAAGAGTAGACGCTACTAGTAGTACTAAGTTTAGAAGTTTCATAAGGTTTCCTTTAGTTGTTAGTGTAGTCTATTGTTACCCCTGCTTCTTGTAACATTGATCGTGCTACTGTGAAGTTACGATACCAAGAAGACCAAGGTTCAGGTGCAGGTGCTACTACCCTACTGATTCCTCGTTGTATAGCTAACCCTGCACAAGTACTGCAGAGAAAGCTGGTGCAGTAAAGAGTGGCTCCGTGGCAGTCGTTAGAAGAGAGAAGAGCATAAGCCTCTGCATGCACTACAATTAGGTTCTTATACTCTTTGTCTGACCAGCGGGTATCGGTGTTAGCGATACCTTTAGGAAACTGGTTGAAGCCTCTAGTGAGGACTTTCCCGTTTCTTGCAACTACGCAACCTACTTTTTTGTTAGGGTCTAGAGACCAAGAAGCTTGTTCTTGTGCTAACTTGAACAAAAAGTGATCTCGATCATTCATTCTAGTTCCTCTGTACAATCACAGTCGTAAACGTACTCTGACCAGATAGAGTCGTAAGCTACGTCCATTTTAGCTTTCCAATGGCCAACTCCTTCAGGACTCACTCTTGCTGAGATTGCAAGTACTAGAACATACATTGTAAGCAGGAAGATAGCGAAGTCTCTCATGTTCTGGATCATTTGTTTTCTCCTTTGATCTCTGCTATGAGGTCTTTGATACGTTTATTGTAAGCTCCAGCACCACTGTGCATAGCGCTGTTATAGCGTAGTGCTGACTCTAGTAGTTCTACAGACTTTTCTAGTAGCAACTCCTTCTCATGTAGTTTTTCAGCTAGTCGATCAGAAACAGCAGAGTGATTCTTTACTGCTTCTTCAAGATGCTCTACTGGGCATTTTCCTTCGTAAGTTTGCCAAAGTAAGTTGTAGTAGCCTAGCCTAGCTTCAAGGGCTTCGATCTTCTCCCCGTTGATGGCGTCGAGGTCATCCATAAGTTTGACTTTGGCAGTCAGGGCTTCGATGCGGTCGGTGGCGGGAAGGGCGCGCAGGGCGTTGATGATGGACGCAGGGCCAAAAGCGCGGTTTTCTTCTGCCGCCGCAAGCGCATCACCGCGCCGGATCAGGTCATGGTCACTCATGGCTCTCTCCTCAATAGTCTCAAGGTCGCCAAGCTGGTGTGCTTCGGTCCAGTTCATTTCGTCCTCCGATTTGGACAGTCTCTACCTTGATTACAGTTGTTGTTACAGGGTGGGCACATGGTTCTCTCCTTAGTTTGTTAACCTCCCACCTCTTAGCTATAAAGAAGAATGAGAGTTCTTTGGGGGTCGTCATCAGTGGTTCAGTTAGAAGAACTATGATGTTTTTCCTACTTTCCGGTGACTAGCGTCAGCTATAGGGGGTAGGGGGCCATCATAGTGGTTAGTTAGAAGAGAGAAGAAATAAATCAGTCACATCTAACTTCTTTTCTTCTTCTTTCTTCTTATACTGATCGAGTATCAACTGTGCTTCTTCTTGTGTTTTAACCACACAATAAAATAGCTGTAGATCTGGAAAGCGAAAAGTAGTCAACTCTGAGCATACACCAGACCACTCATACACTGGTTTAGACCACCAGAGCATACCTGTTGTTCTTCCTGTTGATTTCCAAACCTGAGGAACATAGCCTTTAGTGACCACGACAATACGTGTTTTCATGTTACGCCTCCAGACGGTTGTGAACAGCCAACGGTACTTCATTATGACGTACCTTTGTCCAGTGTTCTTTAGCGAGACTAAACACATAGTCTCCCTGTTTGTAACTGTACTCGTAGTCAAGGTCAGCCCACATAATCTTTACCTTGTCTACAGTGATACGTGCCCACTTGTTACGTACAGGATGGTGATACCAACCCTGTGCACAGTAGTAGCCACGGTTGTTGACGGTAGTTACAGCGGTGTCCTTGCTCATAGTCCTAGTTCCTTCTTTAGCTGTTCATATTGTGAGCGTTTGTAAGCTTGCTGTCGAGTAGCTTCTAATACTACTCTTTTATTGTACTCTTCTTCTGTCTCTCCACGATAGAAGATCCAACGTAGTTCTACTGAACCTTCATAGTCTGTACAATATTCGAAGTAAACACCATCACAGCCAAATAGAGACTTAGCTCTTTCTTGTGCTGCTTTAGTTTCTGCTTCTATTGTGCTTGCAGGAGTTTCATATCCCCAGTTTATTACTTCTTCGACTAGGTTAAACTTACGACGAGTCATACTGCCTCCAGTTGTTTGTAATGTTTCTTAAAGGGTCGATAGTAAGGTTTAGTTTTTAACAACACCATACCATCCCCAAGAAAAGCTTCAATTCTAGCTTCATGTCCAGTATTTGAAATTCGAACTAACTCTCCTTTGCTAAAGGGACCTCCACCCTTCTTTTGTGGTGTAGTAGGTTCTTTTGATTCCGAATGCTTCAATTGCACGTGAGCATCCATCGCAAGGGCAACTTGACGCTGTACTTCCATCTTTACAAGTTCTAGCAACATAGAGAGTGCACTCCTTTAGTAGTTCGGTTCCATAGAGATTTATTGCCCTGACTATGCAGTCTATTTCTGCATGCAAGTTTACACAGTCAGGATGTTTACTGTAGCGTAGCATCATAGGATGCGTTTTGTAGCGGTTGACTCCTGTGGCCAACAACCGGCCTCGGTAGTAGAGTCCCGCTGCATGTTTAGAGCGGAACACTGGTTCTGTTTTCCTAGCCAGCTCGATTATATGACTAGCGTGGCTTACTTCCACGATCGACCTAGTTCAAAGACGTATTTGAAGTAGTCTTTTTCCATCATGTAGCTGTCTCTACACTTAGCAACTTTCCAAGCCTCTTCCCAAGGTTCTAACTTGTTAGTTAGGTAGTAATCCTTTGGGCAACAAATTTTGAAAGTTTTAGGATCTGCACGATAGATAGTATGACTTCCAGTAGTCTCAACAATCAAACGACCATCTTGATCCTTACCGATGTAATGAAAGTCACCCCAGCCGACAACAGTAAGTGGTTTAGTTAGGTCTAGCATAGTTTTCTCCGTAGCTATAGGTGTGTAATCTCGTTGACAGATAGAACAGCTTCCAGATAAACACATTACTTCCAGCTCCTTCCTAGTTCGAATCCACGTTTAAAGATGTACTCCTCAGTACGATCGTCATCTTCCTCGATGCAGTATTGATCGAAGGCTTTTTCCCAGTCTGGTTTTACGTTTTGTACCTTCCAAGTATCATCTATAAAGTTTTCTACTTTTCCAGTTTTTATGTTTACTCGATAAAGCAAGTTATTGTGGGTTAACACAACTACTAGCTCCTTACTAGGCATAGGTCCAATGTAAGCTACAGGATTGCCACGTAACTCTAGAGGTTTTGACCAGTCAATCATTTCCAGCTCCTTCCTAGCTCAAAAGCTTCCTTAAAGGTTTGTTCAACACTGTAGTCTTGTTCTGCTGGTTGACCTTTCCATAGTTCGAAAGCTTGTTTCCACTCTTGTGGTGGGTTAGTTACTTGGACAAACCCTAGTTGACCTTGTACAAGCCCTGTGTCTTTGTAAGCAGCGTAAACTGTGCCATCTTCGGTTTCTACTACCCACTTGTCTCCTTTAAGATTATTAGTTAGTACTTTACATGAAAGAGGAGCTTGGCCTAGACCCTCGATTCGTAGCGGTTCTTTCCAGTTTACTGTCATTTTAAGTTTCCTAAATAGTGTATACTTGAGGTTTTTTAACCGACGAACACCTGTATTAGTTTCTATAGTCAGATAGCCGTTAGCGTCTTGTTTCAGTTGATAACGTTCACCATGTTGAGTCTCAATACAGTCTCCACGGCAAACATCATAAACTATATGGTCTCCATACTTCCAAGTCATGTTGCTGTGTAAGTCCCTTCTGGTAGCCCGAGAGCGGTTAACGCTTCTCTTAGCTGTTGGTTTGTCATTTCTACGACTTCATAACGCTCATACTCTTCATTCCACTGACGAACAAAGACTCCCTGTTCATCGAGTAACCATTCAACATCTTCTAGTCGTCCACTGTCGTCTAGTACTGTTATGATCGACTCAGCGAACACATGCTCTACTGTGAAGGTCACTTGGTCACCGCCTGATACCAGAACAAACCTTCTTTATAGGTTGCTCCTGTAGTCAACCAGCCTAGACGAGTTAGTTTTGCTACATCAGATAGTAGTTTAGATTCTGAGTAAGCACGAAGTACTTGTAGCATCATAGTAGCTCTCCGATAAAAAAAGCGAAGTGTAGAAGACCCCCGCCGAAGCGGGGGGTTTTAGTCTATTCAGACATTCTTCAGGTATTCTGTGGTGTCTAGTCACAGCCTTTGTTTAGTCTCATAGAATAGCCTTGAGCACTTTCCTCAGTACAAAACTTAGAACATCAGCTAGCACGTAAGCAGCTAACTTAGAACCTACCGTTACTGCGAGGAATTTTAGTACGAGTGCAATCAAAGCTATTTCCTTTTCTTATTTCTTATATAGCCTAATTAATACAAGTAGAACTATTACTATCACTAGCAGCATAGGCCAAATAGCTGCCCAGTATAAGCTAAGCATTAAACTTAACATAGTGTAAAAGCTCCTCTAGCTTTTTGAGTTTTTTTAATTCAAGCAAAAACTTGGCTACAGTGACCAAGCAGAGTATAGTCAGCGGGATAGTTGGCACAAGAACTACTAGCTGCATTTTTTACTCGCAATTGCTAGCAGTACGAAGGTAGCTTGTAGTGCTATTTTTAGTAACATAAAAGTACCTAGTACCATTAGCAGTGTTTGCATTTTGTTTCTCCTTACTTAAGGGTTGGTGGAGTGAAGCCTGGATAGTATCTGTCTAAAAACTTCGAAGTATTTCTCAACTTTTCGTTAAGTAAGCAAACTTGAGCTTCAACAGAGTCATTACTCTCACGAACACAGCATGAATCATACTCTCTTATCAAACTATAGAAGTTATTTAGCCAAACTTCTTTCTGTTTTTCTTTTAGTTGTTTTTCTAAAGCTAACTGTTTTCTTTTTTCTCGATAGTAAGTTATCGCTGTAACAGTAATAAAGAGAAGTATAAAAAACAAGGTCAGCATTATAGCCTCCGTCCAGTGAAGGGTTTTTGTTCTGAAGCTATCTCGTACAATCTTTGCCAAGCTGCTTCGGTTGAAGCATAGTATACCTCAGCCCAGACGAATCCGGACTGAAGTTTTCTGTTACAGACAAACTGTCCAAAACGAAACTCTGTTTGAAGAGTCCGATCGGTCATCCAAGTAGACCAAAGTTTCTTCAACTCTTCTTCTGTGAGTTCCATTTAGGCCTCCTAAAAGTTACTGCTAGAGTCTCATCATGAAACTTTTGCAGCCAACCCTTTTTAAGTAGCAGGTCATAAACAGTCCGGTTCACCTGTAGGAGATTACCGGGTGATAGCTCTGCGTAGTATCGTACCATTGATTTCCTCTCTTTCAGGTTCGTAGTCTTTGTCAATAGCTTCTACACACAGACGACCATAACGGCTTGTCTGCTCTCTTGAAAACTGTTTTGTTTCATCATAAGAAACAACAGCTCCGGTTTCAGCCCAAACAACTTTGGCTTCGTGGTTAATTGCGAACATCTTCTTCTCCATCTCATGGGGGTTATAGTTGAGCAGTTAGTCGCTTGCTCAGGCCAAGACTCTAGAGAGCCATCACCAGTTCGTAAACATAAGACCCTGCAAGAGTCTCAGTCACGTCTTCATGCAGATCAAGAGCTTTTTGCAAAGCTTCTTGTTTATTACCTGCCATGAAGTAATCACTTGTCATAAAACCGTTTTCACCGTCATCACTGGTGAAAGCCAGTTTAACAAAGTACGGCATTGCTCGCATAGGAGCCTCCATCGTTTGGGGTTGATGAGCCTTTTAACGACCTGCTCAGGTCGGCTTACTATTTTACTTCGTAAGCACGAAGTTGAGCTTTTAACGACTCAATAGAATCGTTAGCTGCTCTGAGGCTGTCTTCTAAATGACCAACTTGATCATAAAGACGACTAGACTCCTCATAGTACTCCAAATACATCTTGTACCAATATTTCCCATTTAGGGTATAGTACAAGTTATTCCGAAGTGTCTTCAGCATGGTTTACTCCTTTTGCTGAGGGGGTCGAAAAAAAAAAAGTAAAGTAAGCAGTTTATTCACTTGCTTGGGTGATGTCGTGGGTATACTTCATAGATCCTTATCCACGCTATGAAGAACTCCGCATGCTCCCGGAGTTAACGAGTTGGCCTCTGTAGTTGCCAACAAAGCAGTATTATTTTAGCTTTTAGGGAAGGTGAGCCTTTTAATGACCTGCTCAGGTCTTCTGTTAGTTAACAGCTACTGCTTCGTCTCCAATCGGAGATTCCACAATATCTGCTTCCTTAGTTTTTAGCGCTTCCAGTTTACGGTCGATAATCACCAGTTGATCGGTAATTTCACCAACAGCCTTGAAGGAAACGGTCTGCACTACTTCAGCTACACCTTTAGCTACAGTGGCTGCAACACCAATGTAAACAAAAGGAACTGACACAGTACCAGCAACAAACCCAGCGCCAAACTGAGCAACAGACAGGGCGGCATTACGGACTTTCATTTGACTCTCCATTATTGGGGGTTAAGAGATTTCTCGTCTTGAGATTATCTCATTATAGATACATAGTTTTCCTCACTTTTTTAGCATACCAAAAGGAATAAAATGACAAAAAGAATTCGTACTCGTCCACGACCTCTTGTTGAAAAGGCTGTTCACATTCAGCCAAAGACTCAAAACCAAGATCGGTTAATTAGAGCTATCGAGCAAAACCAACTTGTAGTTACAATTGGTCCAGCAGGTGTTGGTAAAACTTATTGCGCTGTTAATGCAGCTGTAAACTTGCTTGTGCAAGGTCGTGTGAAGAAACTTGTACTAGTTCGTGCTAATATACCTACAGGAAAAACTCTTGGCTCTTTTCCCGGTGACATTTACGATAAGCTTGGTCCTTGGTTAGCTCCTATGACTAGTGAGATTAAAAAGAGACTTGGTGCAAATGACTACGATGCTAAGCGTCATTCAGGTCAAATCGAGTTTCATCCACTAGAAACTATTCGTGGTGCTAGCTTTGAGGACACAATTATTCTCGTTGACGAATCTCAGAATTTAACTTATGAAGAAGTGAAGGCAATTACTACAAGAATCGGTGAGAACTCTAAAATGATTCTCATGGGTGATCCTATGCAGAGAGATACACGTGACTCTGGTCTAACAACCTTTAAAAAGATTATTAACCAATTTGACTTAGAGATTCCTGTTGTTGAGTTTGGTCTAGACGATATTGTTCGTTCTGATCTAGTCGCTCAACTTGTGAAAGCCTATGTAAAATATGAGAAAAACTAACACACACTAACGCCCATTGTTTTCAGGCCAAAAACTTTCCTAAAAGAATCGACCCTGAAACTGTAAAAATAAAGGACAACAAATATGGCAAGAAATCAAGCAGCAGTGCATGTACCAGTTGGTGTATGGACTGAACTAACTGGCGGTGATGCAACTAAGATCACATGGCAAATCGTCACTAACGAAGAGAAACTAAATGGTGTTTACGTCCGTGTAACAGACAACGGTACAGCCCCAACAGAACAGTATGGTCTCCATTTCGCAACTTGGGACGATCATGAGATTAACCGCACCATTACTGACTATCGTGCAGGTGTAGCAGGCGCTAAGCGTGTCTGGGCCAAAGCAATTAAAGAAGCTGTTGTAGTAGTCGTATCAGACGATAGCGTATAACTCTAAGGAGAAATAAATGACCCAGATACCAACTCTTACTTCTAAGTCTAGTGTTGGCACTCCAACTTACGAATATGAATCTATGGTTCGTATCTGGAAACGTTGCCGCGCTATTCTAAACGGAGAGCTTTATGCTAAAGAGCATGACCGTTATCTCGATCAAGTAAACTATACTAACTTATTAGTACCTTTTAGCCCTCGTATGTCAGCAGAACAGTATCGCTGGTACGTAGCTGAAGCAGAACTACCTGGGTTAACCTCTCAGTATGCAAAGATTCTCACAGGTGGTTTGCTACGTAAACCCCCAGAAATGACACTACCTGAAACAGTACCCGAAGAAGCTCTTAACTGGCTACGTAATCGCTTTACTGAGGACGGTCGTCCAATGGTTGCTTTCCTTGATGCAGCTATTTGGGAGGAACTTTCAACTAGCCGCGGTTGGGTTTCTGTAGACTTTCCTATGGTCCCTAACTATACCGATCTAGACCCTGAACAAAAACAAATGATTGCTCCTTATCCAGTACTTTGGAGAGCAGAAGATGTTATTAACTGGCAAACTGGTATTGACAAAGTTACAGGTCGTCCAACTCTTACTCGTATTGTATTCCGCTACATTGGTAGAACTTATAGAGACTCTGAGTGGCATCCTAACCTTGACATCGTTGCTGCAGACCACTATCTTGATGAGGCAGGTGTCTACAGGGTACAGTACTACAAAAAAGAGGGTGAAGCAACAGTAGACCTGATTAACGGTGATCTAAAGATGACTCAGCTCTTTGGTACTGAATTGTTCTCGAATGATCACTGGATCGCAGATGGCGAGCCTCTAACTCCTATGATGTGGGGCGAGCCTATGAAACAGCTTCCTATCTTCCCATTGAATGGTGAAGTTACTCTTGAAGCTCCTATGCTGACTCCTCTTATTGACAAAGAAATTGCGCTCTACAATAAAGTCTCTCGTCGCAACCATTTGATGTACGGTGCTTCTACTTTTACTCCTGTTGTTTTCTCTGACATGAGTAATGAAGATTTTGCTAGCGTAGTTAATGCTGGTTTAGGCTCTTGGATTAAGCTAGGATCTAATGACAAAATTGATGCTTTCCGTACTCCAACAGATGCTTTAGCAGACATGGAAAAGGCTATTGAAGCTTCTCTTTCTGAAATGGCTCGCATGGGTGTTCGTATCCTTGCGCCTGAAGGCGATCAGTCTGGTATTGCGCTAGAAATCCGTAACTCAAGCCTAACAGCACAGCTAGGTCTACTTAATAATAAGCTATCTGCTACTATGGGTGAAGTTATCAAGCTAATGCTTCGTTGGCGTTATGGTAAAGATCTTGATGTAGAAGAGCTAGAATTCAAACTATCAGCAGACTTTAACCCAACACCTCTTGGTTCTGAATGGACTCGTCTAGTAACTGAATGGTATCAGAATCGTTTGATTCCTCGTTCTGTATGGCTTTCTGTAGCTAAACAACATGATATTATTCCTAATGACTATGATGATGTAGCAGGTATGGAAGAAATCGGTCAAGATCCACTAATTCAAGACAACTCTGGCATAGACATAGAGGATAGTGTATAATGTTTTTAGCAATGCTACTAGTGTGCACTTCAGCTGAAGTACAATCTTGCGAAATCTTTTACAATACTGAAGAGGTCTTTGTAACTCAAGAAGCTTGTGAAGCAGATCTTGATGAAGCTTCTACTTTTCTTGACAGTCCTGAAGTTTACTACAGCAAGACTGGTTGCATTGTTCTTCCTGGGGAGTCTGCGTAATGCCTCTCAAAAAAGGTTATTCACAAAAGACTATTTCTTCTAACATTCGTAGAGAGAAGAAACGTGGTCATTCACAGAAACAGTCTGTAGCTATCGCATTGTCGGTAGCTGCAGAGGCTAAAAAGAAAAGAAATAAAAAGAAATAACTCTCCTCAATGAAGGATCTTAACAACACAACCCAGCTGAGGCTCGGTTAGAGGAGACACACACATGGCACGCAGTAGAATTACATCTGCTTCCCAAGATCTTATCTCTGATAATGGAGCAGTCTTAGCAAGCATTGTTGACGGTGAACAGATTCAAATGGAAGTAACCCTTAATTGGCTAACTAACCTTACAGGTTACCAAATAAAAGTTACCGTCATTGAAGCTCTAAACACTGGCGATGGTAAAATACCTACTGCTGTACAACCTAGCGGTGTAATTTATCAGTTACCAATTTTAGATGCTACTGTTACAGACAATACTTTTAAGATTGTTTTTCCAGAAAATTTGATTGATAGTTGGGAAACAGAGCCCTCACCTGATAAACCTGTTTATGGATATATAGAATTAGAAGTAAAAGATACTGGAGTAGGTACTCTACAGCAAATTTGGAAGCCTATTAGAGGTTTAGTAGAAATTTTGTATTCTCCAACGGACGCTTAAAATGACATACAAACTTTCTACTAAAGGAAATAAATTAGAAGTAAGCTTAACTACAAACAAACTTGTTACAGAAGTTGATAAGTTAGAGTATGCAGTTTCTTTGTCAAGAACAGGTGGACAGGGAACTAAAGGCGATACTATCAGCAATGTTTACGTCGATGCTAATCAACACTTAATTGTTCAAACAACTAACTCTTTAGGGGTAGTAACTTCTTTTGATGCAGGCGATGTTGAAGCAGAGATTGTTTTAAACCATCTTGAAGATGTTACTATTACAAATATTCAAGAAGCTGACATTATTGCTTATGACTCTACTACACAAGTCTTTAGAAACTATCAGCTAACAACTTCTCGTTTGTTAGATGTAGACAACAATGACAGAACTGACGGTTCTCTTCTTGTTTTTAAAGAAAATGATAACAAGTATGTTGCAACAAGCTTACTTAACAATCCAAACACTATTATTACTGGGGGAACCTTCTAATGGCAACTAAAATTCTTCTTAAAAAATCTAGTACAGCAGGTGCTGTGCCGCTAACAACCGATCTCGAAATTGGTGAAGTAGCATTAAACCTTGCTGATCGTAAACTTTATTCTAAAAATAATTCTAACACTGTAATTCCTATTGGCTCTGCGTATGTTGGCACTACTGCTCCTACTGCTCCTGCTGAAGGCGATCTTTGGTACGATTCTACTAACGATCTTCTAAAAGCGTATAATGGTACTGCTTGGGCAGCTGCAGGTTACACTTCTCTAACTCAATTTGGTGTTAACGCTAGTGCTGCAGAGTTAAATATCCTTGATGGAGCTACACTAACTACTACTGAGCTAAACTATGTTGATGGTGTTACCTCTGCTATTCAAACTCAGTTAGATGGCAAATCTTCCACTTCGCATAACCATACTATTGACTCACTTTCTAACGTAGTTGTCACTTCTAACTCTGATAACGAAGTACTAGCTTGGGATTCAGCTACTTCTAAGTGGATTAACCAAACAGCAGCAGAAGCTGGTCTCGCTACTGCAGCTCACAACCACACTTTAGATTCTCTTTCTAACGTTACGATCACATCAAATGCTAGCGGTGAAATCTTAAAGTGGAATGGCACTGCTTGGATCAACAATACTCTTGCAGAAGCAGGTATTCAACCAGCTGGTTCTTACCTAACTGCCGAAGCAGATACTCTTGCTACTGTAACAGGTCGTGGTGCAACTACTGCAACTGCTGTCTCAGTTACTAACGCTACAGCTTCATCTAACACTACTACAGGTGCATTGATCGTAACTGGTGGTGTTGGTGTTGGTGGTAACCTCAACGTTGGTGGCAACACTACTATCACAGGTAACTTAACTGTTAGCGGCACTACTACTACTGTCAACTCAAACACTGTTAACATTGGCGACAACATTATTGTTCTCAACTCTGATGAAACAGGGGCTGCTAGCCAAAATGCTGGTTTTGAAGTAGAGCGTGGTACTGATGCTAACGTACAGTTTATCTGGAACGAAGGTAACGACGCTTGGGACATGGGCGATTGGCCATTACAAAACGTAAAGCTTGACGGCGGTTCTTACTAAGACATAGAAAGGTCTCATCTATATGGCGACTAAAATTATTCACAAGAAGTCTAGTGTTGCTGAAAAAGTTCCACTAACGACTGATCTTGAAATCGGCGAGCTTGCTATCAACCTTGTCGATAAAAAACTTTTCTCAAAAGATGGCAACGGTAACATCATCGAGTTCGGCTCTGTAGAAGTACAGCAGCTAACTGTTTACAATGGTACTGGTGCTACTATTCCTAAAGGCTCTGCTGTTTATATCAATGGAGCACAAGGACAAAGACCTAGTATTGCTTTAGCTAGTAACGCTAGTGAAGCTACTTCTAGCAAGACTATTGGTTTCGTAAATGCAGACATTCTCAATGGAGCTGAAGGTGTAGTAACTACAGAAGGTTTAGTTTACAACTTAAATACGGCGGCTTTTACAGAAGGTGGAGCTATTTATCTGGGTGCTACAGCAGGTTCTATTACTCAGACTAAGCCTGTTGCTCCTGCCCACTTAGTTTCTCTTGGTTGGGTAGTCAAAGCTCACGCTAGCTCAGGCCGTATTCTTGCTCATGTACAGAATGGCTTTGAGTTAAATGAGCTACATGACGTTCTTATTACTAGCCCTGCTAACACACAAGTACTAGCCTACGAGACCTCCACAGGTCTTTGGAAAAACTCTAATTTAGACTGGGCTAACGTACAGAACAAACCTGACCCTGTCATTACTCTTGCAGGTGACTTGTCAGGTAGTGTTACTCTTACAGACCTTGCTTCAGGCACTCTAACAGCTACTATTGCAGCGAACTCTGTTGCTCTTGGTACAGACACTACAGGCAACTACGTGGCTACTGTTGCAGCAGGTACTTCAGGTGCACAAACAAGCTCTAGTGGTTTAACTATCTCTGCAACAGCAGGAGAAGGTACAGCTGCAACTATTGCTCATGCCGATACTTCTACAGCAGCTAATTTAACTGCTAGTGGTAGAACTTATGTAACAGGTTTGACTTTTGACACCTATGGTCATGTTACTGCTTATACAACTGGAGCAGAAACTGTAACTGATACTAATACAACAAGTTTACCTATTGAAAACTCAGCAGGTACAGTACAATTTACTGCAACAGATACAACAGGGCTACAATTTGTAGGTTCTGGGGCTACTACTGTAGCTTTTGATGCAGCTAACTCAAGAGTGACTATTTCAAGCACAGACACAAACTCAGGTGGTACAGTAACTTCAGTTAGTGGAACTGCTCCTATTGTTAGCTCTGGTGGCACTACACCAGCTATTTCAATCACTGCAGCTACAACTTCAGCTGCTGGGTCAATGAGTGCCGCTGATAAGACTAAACTCGACGGTATTGCAACTAGCGCTAACAACTACTCTTTACCAGCAGCTACCTCAACTGCTCTTGGTGGTATTGAACTATTCAGTGATACTGCACAAACCGTAGCAGCTAATACAGTTTCAACTACAGCTGGCAGAACTTATGGTTTGCAAGCTAACGGTTCTGGTCAAGGAGTAGTTAACGTTCCTTGGACTGATACGAATACTACAAGCTTACCTATTAAGAACTCAGCGGGTGTTACTCAGATAACTGTAACTGATACTACTGGTTTACAATTTGTTGGTTCAGGAACTACAAATGTTGCTTTTGATTCTCCAAATTCAAGAGTTACTATTTCTAGTACAGATTACACTTTACCTGCAGCATCTTCCACTACGAGAGGTGGTGTTGAGCTATTTAGTGATACAATACAAACTACAGCAGCTAATGCTACCTCTCAAACAGCTAGTAGAACTTATGGTGTTCAAGTTAACTCTGACGCTCAATTAGTAGTCAACGTTCCTTGGACTGATACAACCTCGACTTATACACTCCCAGCCGCTACATCAACTGCTCTTGGTGGTATTGAGCTAGCTTCAGATACTGTTCAAACTGTTGCTGCAGAAGCAGTTTCAGCTACTGCTTCAAGAACTTATGGTGTTCAAGTTAACTCTGCAGGTCAAGCTGTTGTTAACGTTCCTTGGGTAGATACAAACTCTGGGGGAAATGCTCTTACTAGCAATACTTTAGCTCAGTTTGCAGCAACAACTTCTGCTCAACTTGCAGGCGTTATCTCAGATGAAACTGGATCGGGAGCTCTTGTATTTGGCACATCGCCTTCATTTACTACAGGTATTAACGCCGCTAGCGCCACAATGTCGTTGTTTGATACCACGGCAACAACTGTGCATGCTTTTGGTGCAGCTACTACAGGTAATCTTGGTTATGACGGTACTGCAGCTAGTACCACTAATATTTCAATTGGTGCTAATACTTCTGGTGTAGTTAAAGCAGTTAATATTGGAACCGGAGGCGTTTCTGGTTCTACCACTAATATTACTTTAGGCTCTACAACAGCAGGTGCACTCGGAAATACTACTGTAAGATCATCTTCTCTTATCGTACCAAACCGTTTAGCAGTGGGTGCTGATATGGCCGCCAATACTGGCCCCATTTTAACTCTTGGTACAATTACTAATAATGGCAGCGGCCTTATGAATGGCACTCATACAAACCAAGCATTTGTTGGTGGCTCCGGGTCTGGTATGCTTGGTACGGTCACTGTTGCGCTTGGTGTTGTAACTGGGATTACTCTTACTTGGGGAGGTCATAAATATTTAGTTGGCGATGTCCTTACTATGACGTCGTTATCTACAGCTTTAGCTACAACTGCAATTAGCGGAAACGGCACTACTGTAACTATTACGTTTGCAACTCAAGCTGCCGCTCCATTTGAAGTTGGTTCACAAATTTTTGTTTCAGGTGTTACACCTACTGGCTATAACGGCACTTTTACTGTTACTGCTTGTACGACTACTTCAGTTTCTTATGCAAATGCTACAACGGGCGCGCAAACTGTGGCTGGCACGGTTAAGATGGGCTCAGCTCTTACTTCTTCAACCATTCCAGTGGCTACTATCCAAGGTGCGAATATTTATGTTAACTCGTATACTTCTGATTCAATTGGCGCAAGAATTCGTCTAGAATCAAACGATACATCAATTGCTGCTGGTCAAGAGTATGGCGCAATTACCTTTAGTGGTCGTGATGCTAGCATAAACGGCTCTGGTGATTTAGCTTTAATTCGTGGTGTTGGTGTTGGAACCTCTGGAGGTAGCGATCTTCAATTTTGGACGGCTGCTAACGGTGCCGCTCCTACTCCTTCTGCTGTGATTACCTCAGGTGGAGACTTTAGACTTTATAATGCGGCTGGTACGTTCTACTCAGAACTTTCAAATAACCCAACTGCAAACAGAACAGTTACAATTCCAGACGGTACTGGTACTCTAGTATTTGATACTTCGCCTTCATTTACGACAGGTATTAACGCTGCTAGCACAACAATGGCGTTATTCGATACAACAGCTACAACTGTAAACGCTTTTGGTGCAACAACAACTCTTAACTTAGGTTATGATGGAACAGCCCAAAGTACCACCAACATTTCTACAGGGGTGGTAGCATCTGGTGTACCCAAAACTGTCAACATTGGTACTGGTGGATCTGGAGCATCTACTACTAACATCAATATTGGTGCTAATGATAACGGCGGGCTTACTATCAACTCATCTGCAGTAAACGCACCAAATGCAAATTTAACGGCTTATACTCTAGCTGCTGATTACATCGACGCCAATGCTGGTGTTATGCAAATTCATGCACCCGCTGGTTTTGGCGCGCAACTGAATTTTTATCCAGACGCTTCTACCTATGGCTGGAGTATTAATGCAGAAACAGATAATACAATTTCGTTCTATTCCCAAACTCCGAATGAGGCTGTATTTAGGGTTGGTGCTGCTGGGCAAATCGGCGTTGGTGTAGTTACTGACTACGGTACCGCTGGGCAAGTATTAACTTCTGGCGGAACTGCTGGTGAAGCTAGCTGGACTACTTTACCAACTGCAACATCAACTGTTAAGGGTGTTGTTGAGCTGTTTAGCGATACAGTGCAAACCGTAGCAGCTAATGCTGTAACTGCGACTGCAAGTAGAACCTACGGTATTCAACTAAATGCCGCAAATCAAATGGTAGTAAACGTCCCTTGGACAAGTGGAGCCCCAACAACTGCTGAGGTAGGTACAGCCACGGCTGGCTTAGCGGTCGGCGATGTTGGTTCTTATGCGCTCCTTTGGCATAATACTACTGCCGCAGAAACTCCAGGTACTACTGCTGCAGGCTCAACTTTGCGTTATGCTAATACAACGACAGATGCGACAAACCCACTCGTTGGATATGGCGCAACAGCTCCCGCTGGCACTTGGAGAATCATGGGTCATACCGCGGTGCAAGGTGGAGGCACTGCTTTTGCATTTTCCCTGGCAAACGTATCAGTCTGGTTAAGGATATCTTAATATGAATTATAGAAACGCAAAAAAATTAGCAAATAACCGCATAGACTGCGAAATTGAGCATGAAACTTTAGGTTGGATACCGTTCACCTGTGATCCAAACGACACTGGGGCGTTGTTTGATGTAGCGGAACTCTATTCTACAATGGATGCAGATCCAAATACTGCAGAGTACATTCCTCCTACTCAAGCAGAGCTAGATGCTGTTGCAACAGAAAACGTACGAAATCAACGAAACTATCTACTGACAACAGAAGTAGATCCAATAGTTAGTAATCCGCTACGTTGGGCAGACTTGTCCACTGAGCAGCAACAAGCTTGGGCAACATATCGTCGTGATCTTCTCGATATTCCTAACCAGTCTGGTTTTCCATATAGTATTGTTTGGCCAGAAAAACCATAAACAGGAGTTACCATGAGTCTAACCCAAGAATTATTTGACAGACAAATTGAGCACTTGCTCACAATTAGACGTTATCAAGATGCTGCAAACTTACTTATTGATAAAGCTTCAAACCGTCACCGTGGTTTTTTAAAGAAAATTCTTGGAAAAGACTTAAAAGATAAACTAGCACTAGAGCGTGAGGTTACAAGGCATGTCCAAGAGCTTCACGCACTAGGAGCTAATGCTGTTTCTGACTTCATCGGAGCAGAGTTAGACTTCCAAACTAACAATCTTAGACGTTCTGTTGGTGACTTTTACAGTGTTAACTCTGTTAACCGCGGACAACTTGCTAGAGAAATCACTAGCCAGCCTCTCAAGCTCTTTAACGAGACCAAGTCTCATCCCACTATGGTAAAGAGTTTTGAGAACGTAGGCGGTGCAGAACTAACACGAATCAATCTTACAATTCGTAGGGGCATTGCTGCAGGCGAAGTCGAAGACGACATCATCAAGAAAGTACTACAGACTACAAAGTTAACTGACAACCAAGCCAAGACTCTTGTTACTACTCACATGACTCAAGCAGACAACATCGTCAAGCAAAAAGTACTTGAAGCAAATAAAGAAGTTTACTCTGGTTATGTCTTTACAGCTATTCTTGACTCCCGTACTAGTGAAATCTGTTCTCGTTATGACAACTTGTTCCAGTCAGCAGACAACGTAAAAGTTCGTCCTCCATTACATTGGCGTTGCCGTTCTGTTCTTGTTCCTGTTCTAAAGTCTAAGAAAGAAATCGCTCGTTCTACAAGTGACAGGCTAAACAAAGAACGGCTAGCTGCTGTAGCTGACAACAATTTGTCAGGTGCATTACCTATTAAAGAGACTTTTAGCGAGTGGTTGATCCGTCAACCTATGGCAACAAAAGTAGACAAGTTAGGTTCAGAGGAACGAGTAGCTCTCTTTGAAAGAGGCGCTCTTGGTTTAACAGACTTCTTTAGCAATTTAGGTCGTCCTCTTGATATTAGTGCTGTAAGAATTAAAGATAATCTTCTTACTTTCTTTAGCCCTGTTTCTCTTCGTGACAAAGATCCCCAAGCTGCTTTTCTTGATGTTGCTAGACCTTTTCAAGTAGTTCGTTCAGCACAAATACAAAAGGATCTTGCCGACCTCATTGTTGCAGATACTATGAATGGTAACTCAGCGATTAGTTTAACAGACTTCCGCGGTACTAGTTTAGGCGGTAAACGTGGTGTTAGACAAGCAGCTAACAACGAGTTTGATCCTCGCAATCAAACTTTTGATCCTTTTACAGGAGAAGTACGTTCTACTCTTTACTATGATCCAGACTTCACACTTCTTCGTGAACGTATTGACTACATGAAAGAGTCTAAGTTACTCGATCGTAATCAGAAACAGTTTATCGAAGACTTTACTAACAGCTTAGAAGATCGAGTGTCTGTAAATCAGCAAACAGTAGTAGTAGAAAACCTTCGTGTTCTATTTGAACGCTATCAAAAGAACCCAGAACCTTGGGAAAATTTTGTAGCTACCGTTCGAGCAGAAATGAATTTCTCTACAATAAACGTTTCAAGGTTACTTGATCGTCGTTCAAGAGCACGTTCAGAATTGTTCCTTGGTTTTAAGGGAGATCCTAACGAACCTGCAGTAATGATTCAAGGTCAAACACTAGCTATTTCAAAACTACATGCTGAAAAGTTAGAATATGAACGCTATGTGAAAGACTGGGCTTCAACTGAGGGTATCAAGCTAGCTCGCAGTGTTTACTACCGTGGTAAAGCACCTTGGACTTCTTATTTCTTTGGGCCTAATGAGAAACCAGAAGGTTTGTTTGAAACACTAAAAGACAGTTTTATTAAACGTTCTATTCGTGCTACTTTTTACAAAGACGATCCTATTGGTTTTTATACTCGTTTCGGTAAAACTCCAGACAAATTCTCTAAAATTGTTAAAAAGTACTTGAAAAAGAAAGTTACTCCTGATTGGTTAACTATGTTTCTTGAGATCAAGGAAGAAGGCTTTGCCGACTTCATTACAAGAACTATTCGTGAAGAATATCGTTCTATTGTAGACCTGGAATTCTTTTATAAACTAAGGCGTTCTTTAACGCTAGAGCGTTTGTTTGTTCAAAAGTTAGCTGAGCCTATCGAAGGTGAAGTTACTCGTTCTATGTCAAGGCTGATGGCAGTAGTTGCTGAAGGCACTACAACAGACTATGACTCACTAGCTATTAGCCTAGGTAAGGAGTTAAAGTCTACTTGGAATCCTATTTACCCTATCTTTGGTTCTTCTCTTGAAGACTACCATGAGCAAGGGTCTAAGATTCTAGAACTAATGCGTCAACAAGGGCTTATCAGAGTAAACTCTCGTGGTGTTACTCGCAGAGCTACTACAGACTTAGACACAGGTCGTGCTTCAGGAAACTGGAAAGATACTGTTTCAAGAGAAGTTCAAGTTATTGATCCAGTAATGCTTAAACTACAAGACTATAATCGTCGTATTGAACTGTCTAATCGCCTAGGTGTAGATCGTCCTGAAAACAAGTATTTTGTCGTTCCCGGTAAAAAGACTTATGTAGATGCTCGTGGGCGTGATACTGGTGTTCCTGTTGTAACTCGTTCAGCTTTTTCTAAGTTCGATGAAAAACAAATTGATGGCGATTTCGCCGATATGTTAAACCACACAATGTCTTTCCGTTATGAAGTAGACGACGAGTTTACTAGCTTTATGGATGACTTAGTTAGATTTAAAGACCAGAGAGGTAAAGCGGCTTACTATGACTCAATTAACGGCTTTCGTGAAGAAATTATCAGGCGAGGAGACCAAGGCTATGGTCTTATGGAAACTATCAGGTACTATCGGGCCAATGGAAAGACTTTCACCGTACATGCCCGTATTGACGGTCGTGGCCGCGTATATTACAACGGGTATTTAACACCTACTGGTGGTGAAGTAGTTCGTCCTTTCTTAAACACAGCTCATGCTGTTTCAATGACTCCTCAAGGTTTAAACCAGCTACGGATTCAAATGGCAGCTGTTATAGGTCCAGGTACTGAAGCACTTACTGATGCTGGCAGACTAGCTATCTTCAAGCGTAATGAAAAGTTTATTCTTGAGGTAGGGCAGTTACTTAGCGCAAAAACTCAAAGAGAACGTCGTATTAGAGAGTTTCTTGAACATCCTTTAATTCAGTCTACAGATGCTGCTGAAGTAGCTAAGATTGCTCGCTTTAGTCTTGAGTACTATCGTATTCATAAGCATACAGGTGGTGATTTTACTCCTGCAAAGCTAAAAACTTATAAGTCTAAACTACTTGGTGAAGCTGACGCTTCTGCTTCAGGCTTACAAATGATTGCTCTTGCTACAGGTGATCGTGGTGCTGCTATTACCTCTAATGTATTGCAGTCTATTAAGAAAAACAGAATCTATGACCTTGTTGCTCAAGATACTGTTAGTGATCCTCGTTTTCAAGATTTGATGCAAGAATTAAATCTTAACTTGACTTGGGAAGATATCAATAAAGCTGCAAAGTATCAGGTTATGATCTCACTGTATGGTGCAGGTAAAGCAGGACAAGCAGCTCGAGTTGCTCTTGAGTTGTCAAAAGTACTTCGTAAGCAAGATGTGCTTGTTACTACCAGAGCAGAATATTTAGCTTTGACTAAACAAATTGACGTCAAAATTAAAGAAGCTAAGTCTTTAGGTGCAACAGACACTCAAGCTGACCTCTTAGCATTAAAGAAAGAAGTCCTTGAAATTGCTAACAATCCTGATAAAGCTGTTAGCGATGCGTTACTTGCTGAAGCAGCAGATTTTCACCCAGATCTTTCTGACTTTATTTACAAGTACTCAAATAGGAGAGGTCCTCAAGTAGGTCCTGACCACTTCAAAAGAATTGCTGCTATTATGTCTGAAAAACTCTCAGAACGTGCACCTGTTACTGATAACTACATTGACTTTTGGAAAAGAGTTGGCCAAGATTACGCACGATCAACTAAAAAGGTTCGTATTCCTTGGGTTACTTTTGATGGTAAACTACTATACCAAGACTATCGACCAAAGATCCAACAAGAAATTCGTTTCTACGATCCTCAATCTAAACGTTACATTCGCAACATTTATCAAATGAATGCTGAAGATGGTAAGCTATTAGGTAAAGGGCAAGTAGGCGATGTTCGACTGGGTCTAGGTGTTAACGGTACTCACGCAGACGATGCTAGTGTTGTTAGACAGCTACATCTTTGGGGTCGTCGTACTGGTATTCCAACTTCAACTATTCATGACGCTGCTGCTTTAAATATCAATGAAATCGATCCTCTCTTAGCAGAAGTTCGAGATATCTACAAGCGTTTTGCTCAATATCCAAAAGTTAAAAAGACTCTTGATGCTCTTCGTGAAGAAGGGTTACCTGACGAGTTGTATTTTAAATACTTAAAAGAAGCTGAAGACCTTGGCTACTTTGATCCTAAATTTAAACCAGAAGAAATTACAGCTCCTTTAAAAACCGGGTATGACTACTACGGTTGGGGGCCATAAGGAAATATAATGACAGATAAGATTGTATCAATTTTTAATAAGCAACCCGTCAACACTACAACAGATCGTGCTGAGATTGAGGAAGTTATCGCTCAACTAGTTGACATGAAAGATACTGTAGAAGAACTACTTGTCATTTCTGTAACTAAAGACGATGAAATGCTTGTTCGCTCAGGTAACATGACTCGTGAAACAGCCTATTTCCTTCTTGGTCTAGCTCAGTTGAACGCTCTAGCTGCAGAGTAATCACCTCTTAGCTATAAAGAAGAGGGGGTTGAAAACCTTATGGGGGCGGGAGCTTATGCTTCTGCTCCTCCCTCACTTTCCTTTCTTTTTCTTGAGGTGACTTATGACTCGTGATTACTCCTTGTACCCCGGTTGCCTTTGTCCTTTCTGTAAAGAAGGAAAGATAAAAGAAGTAACTGTATGGAATCATCGAGAAGGCTTTTTTGTTTGTTCTTCTTGCGATTTTACATACCAGCCTCCTCAATATAGGTATAAAAAATGAAAACAAAAGAATTTAAAGAGTGGTTTGCTGATTTTGCTGCTGGTGTCGCTATCGAAGGCCCCAACTCAGGTCAATGGCGTAAACTACAAACAATTGTCAACTCTCTAGAAGTAGAAGCTCCTAAACCAGTGGTTGAAAAAGCTCCTGTTGAGAAAAAGATTAAAGAATAATACTAATAACTAGAATACCATAGACTAACGAACTATTGTTGTACCTTTAGTTCTCTATTCAATGCTGTGCAAAAGGAAATACTATAACTATGGCTGATCAAAACGACGATAATACTGTCAATGATAATGAAGACGATAATGACACCAATCAACAAGACCTTTCCCAACGGAAAGCCTCTCTTGCTGATGAGCATCAAGCTCTACTAAAACAATTGGTGGCTGACGAGCTTAAACAAATGAAGGGCAATGTTGACAAAGCCTACAAAAAAGCTGAAGAGCTAGCACGTGAAAATGCTCGTCTCAAAGCAGAAGCTCAAGATAAGCAACGTAAACAACTCGAAGACGAAGGCAAGCATTATGAAGTTGCTAAACTCAAGCTTGCTGAACTAGAAGAAGAAAAGAAAATTCTGCAGGATAAACTTACTTCTGTTACTCGAGATCGTGAGCTAGAGAAGCACTTAGGCTCTCTCGAGTTCCGTAACGACTTCGCACGTGAAACTGCTTTCAAAACTATTCTCCCTGAACTTGTCCAAGACGAGGACGGCTCATGGGTTCACAAGTCTGGCGCTAGTATTAATGACTATCTCAAGGCTTTTTCTAAAGATCCTAATAAGGATTTTCTCTTTAAACCTAAAGAAAACTCAGGTGCTGGCTCAAACTCGAACAAGAACTCTGCTTCAATGTCACGTCCAAAGACTCTCTCTGGCATGACTACTGAAGAGCTACTTGCTCTTGCTGAATCAGGTAAACTCGGAACAGTGACTTTCTAAGTCACAAATAATCTAAAAAAGGTACAACAAAATGGCTATTAATCATCTAAACTTTCAGAACGTAGCAGTTGCTATCTCTGCTTATGCAGAAGAGCGCTGGACCGAAGAAAAGCGTATTAACTCAACTGGTATGGTTGCTGCTTCAACCGAGCTAGACCCATCAGGCGAAGGCTTCGCTGGTCAGCTACGCTGGTACAAACCACTATCAGCTACCATCAACAACGCTTCACTAACCACTGCTACTGATGGTACTTATTCTTCAATCTCAACCGACATTGCTAACTATGTTAAGAATGCTCGCACCATCGGTGCTGAACAGGTTAACCTACAGCGCATTATCTCACAGCAGGACGGCCTAGCTTTCTTCGCTCGTAACTTTGCTCAGTCACGTGCTCAGGACGAGCATAACGCTGTTCTAAACATCATGAAGGGCGTTGCTGCTTCTGAAGTTGCTCTTGGTGCTGGTATTGTCGGCTTCGACACTGTTCCTTCAGGTTCAGTTGGTGCTTTCGTTGACGTTAACGCTGCTGGTGCTTTCGGTGCTGCTGCTACTGGTGCTGGCGATGCTCGCAAGCTAGTTGACTCTTCAGAAATCGGTGCTGCTCGTGGTGAGCGTCTATTCCGCGCTATGGGTATGTTCTACAAGGACTACGAACCAGACTTCGTCTACATGGTAACTTCACCTGAAGTTCTTGCTGACCTTCGTGCAGCTAACCTAATCGACCAAGACCGTGTTCGTGACGGTAACCTAGACTTCCAAACCATCTTTGGTGGTAAGTTCCGTCTAGTGCTAACTCGTGCTGCTCAGGGCAACCTTGCTGCCTCAGCTAACGTTAATGACCAGTCAACCAAGACAACCTTCCTTGTCAAGCCTGGCTCAGTTGCTTTCCGCGAAATCCCAATGCCAGTCGCTACCGAAGTTGATCGTAATCCTGCTAGCTATGCTGGTGGCGGTTCAACCAACATCTGGTATCGCTATGGCTTCGTTGCTCATCCTATGGGCTACGACTGGGTTGGCGCAACCAACAACTTCGCTACCAACTCAACCCTAGGGGCTGCTGCCTCATGGACCCGTACTATGGATCCACTAAACCTAGGTATTCTCCCCATCCTACACGCTTAATCGGTGGTGTATCATGGCTGAAAAACCAGTTTATGTAACAACCGCTACTGGCGTATCAGTAGACGTAGAAGCTTTCATCACTAAATTCAAACTTGAAGATAATGATGATCAGCTAATGACTTATCTACGTCGCTATGCTCGCCGCTGTGTAGCTGTAGCACCTTAACTTGAGGAGGCATCATGGCGCTAATTTTATTTGAAAACTCTTACTTAGAGTCTGCTGACGATTATCTTGCAGACAACCCTTTTTGGGAAGCTGCAGATACAGATGCTCAAGAACAGGCGCTAGTTGATGCAACTCGAATTCTGGACCAAAATGAATGGATTGGGACGGCGGTAACGTCGTCTCAGTCTCTTGCTTGGCCTAGAGCTAAACTTAGTTTCTTTGATCCTGTACTTTCTCTTCATGTTCCTGTTGAACAAGGAGATATCCCTATTCGTCTAGAAAAAGCTGTGGCTTATCTAGCACTTCACTTAGTAAAACACCCAACAGTAATTAAAGGTTATGAGGTAACTTATGACTCTATCAGTATTGGTCCTATTAGCTTAGCTAACAGTGATGCTGGCAGAAGCTCTTCTCCTCAAGTTCCTTTAGTACCTGCTGAGATTAATAAGCTTATTGCTCCTTTAATCTTTAGCCAAGGTTACACTGCTGCAGGGGGCTGGTGGAGGTCAAACTAATGAGCCTACTACAAACAGTAGAGTCTGCAGTTGACCAAGCCTTTCAAGCTGCTGGTGACTTAGTACAGTTAGGTGTTCTTCTTGAAGAAACAGCTACAGGATTTAATTTCGGCACAGGTACACTAATTTCTGATGAACAACCCTATTCAGTAGAGTTTATCGAAGTTAGCTCTGTGCTAGATAAAGATTTAAATATCGTAAAGGAATTAGTTATTAGAACTAGAGATCTAGATGGTTCTCGTTATTCAACTATCAGTTTTGGAAACAAGACTTATCGTTTTGAAAAACTTGAAACTTATCCAGGAATTACGCAATTAACAGTAAGGAGTGTTTGATGTTTCAAGATATCATAGACACTTTTTATTCGTTACCACAAAATAACTTACTAGCAAATTTGCCCGTTTATCCGGCTGATTACCGAGGAACAATCTCTGCCGTTCCTTTTTTGAAGCTTAACATTGTAACCGGAAAAGCAAATCAATTTGCCTATAGAGATAACAAATTAGTTACTGGTCTCGTCATTGTAAGTATTTATTACCCTGCTGGTAGTGGACAAAAAGAACCTACTACAATTGCTAACTCCTTAGATCTTGTATTCCAAAATCAATTCTTAGCTTACGGTATTCAAACTAGTGTAAGCTCTTTACAATTCATTGGACCAGATCCAGATGACTCAACCCTTTCAAGAGCAGATTACTCTGTTCCTTTTTCTTACTATGGAGAATAACTAATGACCTTCCCAACTTCAATTTCAGCTGCACAATTCTCAGCTCTTGCTGTTTCTCGTGATGCAGTTCCATCTTCTCTAACTGAGAGCAATCTTAAAGCAAACTTTGCCACTGCTGCAGATTTTGTCGAAATCGAAAATATTCGTGACATGCCTAGCTTCGGTACTCCTGCTAACATCGTTAAAGTTCCTGTTTATGGCCAGGCTCAGACCCAGTCTATCGGTGCTCAGTCAGACGCTCCTGACCTAGAACTAACTATCAACTACATTCCTTCAGAGTGGGCAAAGAACAACGCTTCTTTCGCTACTACTGGTACTCTAGGTGATGCAGTTGCTGATGGTGTTGCAAAGGTATTTCAGTTCGCACTACTTCCCGCTAAGCCTCCAGCACTAACTACTGCTTTAACTGCTGGCGTTGGTGGTACTCTTGCTGCTCCTGTGCCAAATGCTCTCATCTACTTCGTAGGTAAGGTTGAATCACTACTTGTCAACCCTGCTCGTGATGACGCTTCAACTGCTACTGTAGCTCTTTCAATCCAGTCCGACTTCTTCGGTCCTTTCACTATTACTGCTACAAGCTAATTTAGGAAGGCCCCTTGACTAACGTCAGTTGAGGGGCCAACCTTTACATAGGTATATACATGAATAAACCATTTTCAAATAACTATGTCATCAAAGAGACATTAAAACATATGCAATCTAGTGTAGCTATTTCTACACAAAAAACAATCGCACGGCTACCTGAATTTCAAGGTCAACCAGAAAAAGTACAAGAAGTAATGACTACTCTTGCTAATCTTGGTAAACTTAATTCTATGATTGAGTCAATTCGCGAAAATAATGAAGATATTCTAGGAGATAAAGAATGAAACATCTAGTCGGTAAAGCACAAAAAACAGTAAAAGTTAAATTTATGGATGGTGAAACTGTAGAAGTAAAAAAGCTTACTGTTTCTCAGGTAAAGGACTTTCAATCACAATTAGATGCTATTAAAGAAAAAGACTCTACCGATTCAGGCCTTCAAATCCAACGTAGTGTAATTCGTATGGGTGTTGTAGGTGCGGAAGATCTTACAGATGAAGAACTAGATTCTTTCCCATTAGACGAAGTAGTAAATCTCGCTCAAAAAGTACTTGAGCTAGCAGGCGTGCGTTCGGCAGAGGGAAACGACTCAGTGAAGAAGAATTAAATTACTACGAGATAGCTTATAATTTAAAATTAACTTTACAAGAGCTTAATGAGTTGTCTTATGAAGAAATGCTAGGCTGGTCAGAATACTTTAGGAGAAGACCAGTTGGATGGCGAGAAGACAATAGAGCAGCAATTATTGCTATGTCTTTTGGCGGATCTAAACTAAAGCCAAGTGATTTATTTAGCTCTTTAAAAGTTATAGAAGATGAAAACAAAGCAGTAGACAACTCTACTACAGTTGGCCAAAAATTCTTCGAAAGATTTAAACATAAACTTACAGAGGAGATTCCTTTTAATGCTTAATATTACTTTTAATAGGACTCTCCTTTCTAAAAAAATAAAAGCTGAAGTAGAACAGCAGTTTAAACAACAAACTAAAAAATTATTAGAAGATTTAGAAGATGCTACACCTGTAGATACAGGCTTAGCTAGAAATAGCTGGTCTTTAGAGTTTAAAGATAGCACTACAGCTACTATTTCAAATTCTCAAGAATACATCGATATTCTTAACAAAGGCAGTTCAAAACAAGCTCCTCGTTATTTCATAGAAAGAACTATGATGAATAATGGCTTCAAAGTCAAAGAGCTAATAACAACAAAAAAATAGTCATAAAGTGCCTCATAGTATAAATACTGTGGGGCTATTTTATTTAGGAGTTAAAAAATGGCAATTGAAGTTGACATTGTAGCTAATGAAAGTAGTATTGAATCTGCTCTTAAAAAAATCTCAACTAGACTTAAGACTCTTGAAGTTGAGTCTAGAGCAGTATCTAAAAACATTTCAAACGTTGGTGTCAAAAGCATCGACAGCAAACAAATTTCACAAGAATTAAAGTCTTTAAGACAAGACTTATCAAAAACAAATAAAGAACTAGCTAGCTCTGTTAACGGGCTAAGTAATGGCTTTTCTAATTTAGCAAGAAATCTAACCTTAGCTTTAACTGGTGGTGCATTAACTGCTGGGTTTGTAGGTGTTACTTCTAAGTTTAGTGAGCTAGAAAATAGAATTGCGTTAGTTACTGGTAGAACAGATAACCTAATCCTAACTCAAGAAAAGTTAATTAGTGTTTCTGCAAAAACCTTTACCTCTGTAGAAGGATCAGTAGAAACTTTTAATCGTTTTGGCTTAGCATTAAGAGATGCTGGAGTTGAAACAGAAACACTTATTGAAGTAACTGAGAATGTTCAAAAAGCTATTGCTATTTCTGGTGGTTCAGCTCAATCTGCTTCTGCTGCTATTTTCCAGTTAGGCCAAGGTCTTAGTGCTGGTGCATTGAGAGGTCAAGAACTTAATTCTGTCCTTGAACAAGCACCTAGAATTGCTACAGCAATTGCAGATGAACTTGGAGTTAGTATTGGACAATTAAGAGCTATTGCTGAAGAAGGCGGGCTATCTGCTGATGTAGTAATGAAAGCTTTACTTAATCAAGGCGCAGCAATTAATAAAGAATTTAAAAATATTGCTCCTTCTATTACTAAGTCTTCAGTAGTATTTTTAGACGCGGTAACTAACTACATAGGGCAAGTAGATAAGGGTTTAGGACTAAGTAAAAGTATTGCAGCAGGTACCTTAAATCTTTCTAGAACACTTAATGAAGCAAGTGTTGATCTTGATTTAAGAGTAGCTGAACGTGTAAAAGATCTTAATGTCGTACAAACTTTCAAAGATATCCAATTAGTTGCAGGGGGTATCTTTAACGTACTTGGTGCAATCGTAGGAAGAATTGGGAGTTCTTTTCCTAAAGTTATTGTTCCAGTACTTACTCTTTTTGATCAGCTTTCTTTAGCATTATTTAAGATTCCAACTGTAGAATTTTTTGCTGCAGTAACTAGGTCTCTTTTAGCTGTTAGAGCTTCCTTTTTAGAGATTGCTAGCTTAGGTGGAGGTGTATCTAGCGCCTTTACTAAAGTATTCCAGTCTACTAGCGTAGTAGAACTTAGACAAAACTTAGATGATTTAGCTTCTGCAATTGACAACTATGGTAAAAGATGGTTTAACGTATTTAACTTTGCAACTACTATTGTTCGTCAAACTAATGTTTTTCTTGTTGAAACAGGAAGATATTTAGGCATACTTGATCAAAAATTAATTGAATTTAGATTTGATACCTTTGAAGACTTTGGCTTCTTGCTTGAATTTTCTTCTAAACTACTAGTAGAATTTACTAAAAACTTTCTAGCAATGAATGTAATTGTTAGCCTATTTTCTGGCGCTCTTATCTTTGAAGCTTATTTAGGTAGAATGTTAGAAGCTGCTAAGAATACTTTTGATGATATAACTGCTTTTGCAACTTCAGGTCTAACTAAAGTTACAAAAATTATAACTAAATTTTCAAGCAAAATTAGAAAAACTTTCTATGATCTTTATATTTACTTAGTAGGTGGTTCTGTTTGGCCAGATACTATTGAAGGGATAGTTAAGTGGACTAATTATCTTCTTGATACTGCTCTCCCTATAATTAACACTTTTAGTGCTAAAATTAAAACAGAGTTTTCTAAGACTTTGAAATTTTTAAGAAGTTTATTTTCTAACTCCCCTTTAGCAAATCTTCTTGATCTTGATTTTGATTTTAAAAATCTTAATTTAGACTTTTTAAAAGATTACTTATCAAACCTATTTGAACAAATAGACTTATCTGCGCTAGATGATATCAAATCTAAAATATCAGATAAATTCAAAGAGCTTACAAATACTCGTTTTGATTTCTCCTTAGATATTCAGCTCAACTTAGCGCAAGCTTTAAATTCTCTGATCATTTTTGTTCAGAAAGCCGAAATTTATTTAGCTTCTAAACTTCTTAGCGGAATTCTTTCTGTTTGGGGTGAGCTAAACAACAGTGCACCTGTTCTTGCTAATTTACTAGCAGCAGGTATTGTTACTGGATTAGCCGAATTATTTGGGGTTAAATTATTTGCAGCTTTAAAAACATTATTGCTAGGCACTTTAGTAGCAAATGTTTTAAATAAAGTCCTACAGAATTCTGGAGAACTTTTAATCGATGAAGGTTTCTTTGAAAATATCGGTCAAAGTGCAGGTAAACTTGTAGGTACTATTATCAAAGCTATTTTTGACAATTTACCATTATTACTTCAAGGGTTGCTAGATGTAGCTAAAGGCTTTGCACATGGTTTACTAGATCAATTAGGTATTGTAGGTAAATCTATAAGTCTGCTTATAAGCGCAACACCAGGAATAGGTAGTATTATTGAAATAGCCTTATTTGGCGCAGGCATTGCAGCTCTTCTCGGTAAGTTTAAAATGATTACTACAGTAATCAATGCTGGTTTAACACTTTTACTAAGCAAGAGTATAGGTGGTGTTGGTTCTAGTGGCATACTTCAATTTCTATTACTAGGAAAAGGTAGAACTGTTATTGCAGCTGTGCTAGGTGTCATAGCAGTACTCAACCTAATACCTGGTATTTTTAATGATATTGGTAACACTGTAAGCACTTTTATTTCTGTAGGGGGTTTAGTTTCTGTACTTCTTTTTGGTGCAGGTGGAACGTTTAAAGGAATAGTTAAGACTTTTGATGCTATTATAAACTATATTGGTTTAATGTCTGGGCTAATGTCAGTTAATGGTAAAATGCTAAATCTTACTGGTTATTTGTGGCCAGCTTCTGGAGCTTTAAGCTTAAAAGCAAGAATTGCAGCATGGTTTGCTTGGTTTAGATTCCAATATTATAGTGCAATTGGTGGCGGATCTTTAGCTACTGTTCTTGGTACAAAATTAGCTAATGCTGTTTATTCTTTTACTACTTGGTATACTATGTCTATGGGTCGTTTACGTAACAGATCCTTAGCTATTGGCGGTCCATTAGGTACTATTGGCAGTGTTCTTTTCGGTAAAATAGGTAGAGCTGCTTTGTTAGCTGCAGTAGTTCTGGGGTTATTTACCACAGTTGCTATGGCTAGCGAGGATGCTGCTAGCTCTGGTTTTGGTTTAGGTTTTTCAGCTTTAGAGTATGGAATGCTAGGGGTAATGCTTTTTGGAGCTATGGGCCCTAGATCTTTTAGAAAACTAGTAATTTCTTCTGTTAACTTTGTTAAACTACAATTTAGAGCCTTAATTGCTGGTTTAGCTATTGAAGCTGCTGTAGCAACTGCACTAGGTGCAGGTTTTAAAGCAGGACTAGTAACAGTAGGTATTATGCTATTACGTTTTGTAGGCACTATTTTTGCTGTAATCTTTAGCAAAATAGGTGCTGTAATTCTTGGCGTTGGTTTACTAGGTTTGATGCTTTTTGGTAAAGGAGACTCTCTATCTGAAAAGTGGACTAACTTTAAAAATAGTGTTACAGACTTTTTTACGAATACTACAGAAGGTGGTAGAGCAGCAAGAGAAAGCATCGAAGGTGTTTTAGCTCCTCTTAAAGGTAGCGCTCTTGGAGATATTAACTTTTCTGGGGCTTTTAAATCTTTAGACGCTGTTGATTTAAGTGGATTAAATGCTAGTCAAATAGGCGACATGAAAGCTAGCTTAAAACAATCTGTAAATAGACTAGAAGAACTTAAAACAGTCTATGAGCAAGAAGGAAAGCTAACCAGAGGCGAAAGAAGAGAAGCAAACGCTCTACTAAAAGAGATCAATGACAAAATCAAAGAAGCTCCAGAAATAGGCACTGCAACAAATCTAAACGTACAAGGATTGCTTTCTGCAGCTGATAAACTAGGGGTAGCAAATCTACCTCAAACAGGTGGTGGTTTATTCTCTAGTCCTACCTCTGATATTGCAGGAGCAGCTGACAGAGTAGTAAAAGGTACAGCGCCTATCTCTGCTTTTATTGATATTGAAGAGCTTAGAGGTATCGACCCTATTGCTGCAGAATTAGCTGACAAACTTAACTTTGCTTTATCACAAGGATTTTCTGTAGACCCTAAGCTTATGCGTGATGTTAACGAAATGTTAGTTGATCGTATTAGACAGAATACGACAGGAACATTAGAAAACGTATTTGCAAATGCTAATAATTTTGTTCTTCAACAAGATAACCAAAGACAGGAAGTAGCAGCTAAACAGCTAGTTAAAGATCTAGATACTGCAGTAATGTTAGCATCTAATCGTCTTTCTAAGGAAGAAGCTATTGCTACTGTGCAAGAACTTCAACAAGGTTTAGGTTTTGAGCAACTAAAAACAGATGAAGCTCAAAGACTATCTATTGAAGGAGCATTGCTTCTACAACAAAAACTTAAAGATCTGTCTGATAGAACTGTAAATATTAGCGGAGCAAATGTACCTGTATTTGGTGAAAGTACTTCAGATCTCTTTAATACACCTCAGCTAATTGCTCAAAGAAAAACAGCTGAAAAAGAATTCGAAATCCTTAAAAACATTTACTCTTCTGAATCAGGTGTGCTAGTAGACTCAGTTAATGAATCACTAAACTTGATCGGGGTAAACTTAACTTTAAGCAATTTTGATGCTAAGAGGCTTAATAAGTTTGTAGAAGGAGCTTCAAGAGTATTAGAAGCTGAAGCAGCTAACATCGCTGCAGGTTCTACTGCTGATAGTAAGCAAGCCTTAGATAACGCAAAACAAGCATTTAGACTTGAGTTACTAGAATATAAAGCTACTATTGAAGATGTATTAGGATCTATTGATACTTCTATGACTTTAGAAGATGTATTTTCTGCTAGCCAAGGTACTCAATCTCAGATTGAAAGTCTAGGTAAAGAACTACTTAAAATAAACGAAGATATGGCTACTGAAGCTTACGCAGCACTTCCTCTTTCTATGAAAGAAGGTATCTCTGCAAATAGAACTTCTATTGTAAATCAACTAGTTGCTTTGTTTAGGCAAGTTGCTATCGAAACCAAAAAGATTGATTATTTTGGTGAAGGTAGAGATTTATCTTCACAAATACAAGACAAGTTTAATACCTTTACTGGTAATAATCCTACTGTATTGCCTTTGAACATTATGGGTCCTCAAGATACGGCGGCGGCTCTAAAGGCTATTGAAGCTATTGATCAAGCTTATACTAATTTACAAACAGATATGTCTAATGGAATTAAACCCGATTTTGGACAATCAGTTTCTCAACTAAGTTCTAAGCTATTAGCTGCAGAATTACAGTTTACTTCTTTCGAAGATAGACTAGAGTATGCTAGATCTTTAGCAGATAACCCAATTGATTTTAATGAGCTAATTAAATTACCTAGAGAAAAACTAAATCAACTTGACTTGTTAACTATCAAACTAAGGGCACTCCAAATAAGGATGGTAGTTATTAAAACTATTGGAGCTATTACTGGATCAGATATCTTTGGAAACTTAAAAGATGTTTCTGCACAGATTGATGCTACAATTAAGCAAATGGATGCCTTAATTCCAGAAATGCCTGACTCTGGCGGCGGTGATGCTAAAACTTGGTGGGAAGACTTTGTTGAAAAAGCTAACTCCTTAGAGTTAAATCTTTCAGATAAATTACTAGCAGGCTTAGACTCAACTCGACTTGATGTACTAGTAAAAGCTAGCGAAGATTATAAAAAAGCTCAAGAAGCTATCACTAAGTCTACTAAAAATGAAGTTGATCTTCGTCAAAAGTCACTTGCTATTATGAGGCAAGCAAGAGAAGAAGCGGCTAAAGCATTGAGAGATGGTACTCTAGGTGGTTTACAAGCTCAAACTTCAGCGCTAGGCCAAGAAATTGATTTAGGAATTTTAGCTCAGTTAACTCAATCTGAAAGAGATTTTGTTTCTTCAGCACTTCAAAGAATCCAAGCTATTCAAGAAGAACTAAGAGTTACTGATGAATCTAGCATAAAGGCAAGACAGCTAGCGGCTGAATTAGACTTGCTAACAGGTTCTGTTGAAAGACTAACTAACTTCTCTACAGAGGTGAGATCTTCTGTTCAATCAGGTCTTGCTGAGTTCCTTAAAGGTACTAAAAGTTTTGGTGAAGTTCTTGATGTATTGCTAGATACTTTCACTAACAAAGTTATAGAGTCTTTTACTACAGGATTTACAGACGCTTTGTTTGAAAAGTTTGGTTTAGATAGAATGTTCAATTCTATGTTTAACAACATTTTCAACTTAGGTGGTAACTTAGTAGATAAAAAACTAGGTTCAACACCTAGAGCTGCACTATGGGTTAGGGTTGCTGATGCAGGAGTATTTCCTGGTAAAACAAGTTTACCTAGATTCTTTGCAACAGGTGGGTATGTATCAGGTCCTGGTACAGGAACTTCTGATTCTATTCCTTCAATGCTTTCTAATGGTGAGTATGTAATCAATGCTCAAGCAACTAGAAAGTTTGGCCCAGTATTAGAGGCTATTAACTCAGGAACCTATGGTGCTTTTGCAACAGGTGGACCAGTTGGTAGTCTAGGGGGTGTCCCTTTAAATGATACTATGAGCAATGAAGGTATTGCCGAACTATTTAGGTATGCAAGTGGCTTTAATGATCCTCTAAAAATTGGTGGATGGTTAGCTTCTATGGCAACTTTGTCAGGAGCAGATTTACCAACTACACAAGCTATGCAGTATCTCTTTGGTGCTACAGACTTTTCTGGTATCTTTGGTTCTATGATTAGTGGCGAAGCTCACCCAGCAGTTTACGGTGTACTTGGAGCAAGTGTTGCTTCCTTAGTTAGCACTGCTATTTCTTCAGCAATGACTTCTAAAATACCGTATATTGGGCAAGCTTTAAGCACTGTATTCTTAGCTAACGATGCAGCTAAAGTAGGTCAAGGTTACTCTGCAGGAGCAAGACAACTAGGTCATTATAATGACATTCCTAATTGGCTTAATTCAATGCTTTATGGTTTTGAAACGAGTGGAGTAACAGATGTTATTACTACTTTCAAAAACTTTGCAGGTGGTGGTTTACTAGCTAACTTTGCAAAAGATAAGTTTTATGAAAGTATTTCAGCTTTTGTTACTGGTCGTCAAGCTCCTAGAAAAGAAAAAGAAGCTCTAGATAGTCAATATAAAAACTTTTTAAGTAGATTACAAAGTACTCCAAATGATCCTACTAAAGTATCTGAACTATTCGATACTATTTGGACAAAGAAACAATTTGTTAAAAAAGCAGTAGAGTCTTCTTCAGACCCAATGAATAATGCTTTATTAATTGATAGAAATTATCAAAATCTAAAAGAATTAGCTTCTAACTATCAAGATAACGCTTATGACGTTGTTAATAATAAAATTAAAGATAACTTTAATATTTCAGCTAAGTATCCTCTTAACTCAAAAAATATTTCTGATTATGCGCCTCTCTATAACATGCAGCCTATGTACATGCCAGGAGTTGGCTCTAGTCGTCCTACTGTTCAAAGCTTTGAATTATTACCTGATGACACTTTAGACTCTAGATTAGCTATCTCTGCTCATGAATTTGGCCATGCCTATGATGCTATTGACACACTTGAAAAGAGTAAATCTTATAAAGCTATTGTTCAAAGAGAACTAGAAGAAGCACAAAAAATCTTTGCTAATAGTGCCTTTTTAAAAGCTACTGAAACAGAAAGAATTTCTACTGGATTAACTTCAGCTCTTATGATGAAACCAGGTTTATCTGCAGAATTTATGGCAAATAAAAATGCTTATGAACAATTTGATTGGGGTAATTTTGATAAGTTACCAGGCTTTCAGGAGGCTATTGCTCTCTCTTTTAGAAGCTATGTTATTGGTGAATCTTTTAAGAGACAAAACTCTAAAGAAGCAGCAGCTATCTCCTTAATTAAAAGCAAGACTAACAGTACTCTTGAAGATTCTGTTAAGACTATGAATGATCCTTCTCTATTCTCAGGATTTCTTTCAGGAAATGCTGTATGGTTAAAGTCTTGGTTAAACTCTGGAGAAGCTCTAAACTTAGATAACACTAATTCTATAAAATCTTGGGAAAAAGTGTTAGATTTAGCAGATGATGGTGTATTTAACAACTCTGGTTTTAACCCTAAGGATATACCAAGCTATACTGGAATTGCAAGTTTTGATAAAGTAATTTCTAAGTTTGCATTAGCAAGTAATATTGATGCAGCAGTATCTAAACTAGAAAGAGATAAATTTAATAAGGTTATTGAAAGAGCAGGTAGTATTTCTGATTACGATGTAGTAAAAGGGTTTGCAACAGGAGGATATATCTCCGGTGCAGGAACAGGTACTAGTGACTCTATCCCTGCTATGTTGTCTAATGGTGAGTATGTAATTAACGCTAAAGCAACAAAGAAATTCGGTCCTATTCTATCAGCAATTAACTCTGGAGACTACCAGGGTTTTGCTGCAGGTAGCCCTGGAATGGTATCTGGAACACTCAAGGTAGATGCTGTAAAGGCAACTAACATTCTACAGAAAATACTTGACTTCATTATTCCAAAGTTAACTGCTTCTGTAGATGCTACTCTAGAGTTATCAGACACTATGAAAGAAGAGATTTCTAATCTAACTAAAACTGATCAGAAAACTCTTTCAGATAGAGCAGCTAGCGGAGTTAAAGATATCAGAGATTCATTTGTTCAAAATATTTCTAGTGCTTTAACTGGAAGCATGTCTATTTCTGACTCTATTGGTGGTATCATGGATACTATTACAAGCAAGGTAGTTAATAACTTTGTAAGTGGTATGGTAGATCAAGTATTCAACAACTTAAATCTTGGTGAAACATTTGGTAAACTACTTCTAGGTCAAGGTAATGCTGGTGTAGCTGCAGCTGGAGGTATTTTAGACTCTAGCCTAAAGCAAGGTAGTAGTCCTATGAATCCTCTATATGTTCAGGATGCTAACCCTGTTATGGGTGCAGGTTCTAGTAGTGCTTCTAATCCAGAAGGTGGTTTCCTTAGTAATTTGTTCTCAGGTATCCAAGGTTTCTTTGGTAAGTTATTTGGAGGTATTGGTAATATCTTTGCTAATCTTCTAGGTGGCTTAGGTAGTCTCTTTGGAGGTGGTGGTAGCTTCTTTAGTATGGTTTTTGCTGCTGAAGGGGGAAAAGTCACTGGCCCTGGAACAGGCACTTCTGATTCTATAATGGCTATGCTTTCTAACGGTGAGTACGTAGTAAATGCTGCTACAACTAAACGTTGGTTGCCTTTCCTTGAAACGCTAAATGCTAACGATGGCCGTTTACCAGCTTTTGCTAGTGGGGGTCTAGTTGGTCCTAGTAATCCTAGTGCCTTCAAAACTGTACAAGAAAATAATAACAATAAGGACAAACAACAAGTGTTCAACATTAATGTTTCAGGTGATGTCTCCATGCAAACTCGTAAAGAGATTGCCCGTATGATTCCGGAGATCACTGCTGGGGTCAATATGACTAATCGCGAGAGAGGATCACGATAATGACAGTTTATTATTTCGAGGGGAGCCCAATTGTGGCTCCTCTTACTATTGAGTCTAATGAACCTGTATTTGCTGCAGATACAGTTTCTCTAAAACAACAAAGGGCATCGCAAGGTGCCCAGCGTTGGGAACTAAGCTTTCAAATTCAAACTAAAGATATCGAAGAAGACTATTTTGTTGGAATGGTAACAGGTATCAAAGATGCTAAAACTATGGTTATGCCTCAGCTGCTTTCAGTTGATAAAAAAGTAACTGTAACTACTAATGGTTCAGCTAGTGCTACTTCTGCAGGAGCTAGCTCTGTGTTAATTAATTTTTCAATAGCAGGAAGGCTACTTCCTAAAGGTTCTTTTATTAACTTCTCTAACCATAGCAAAATTTACATGGTTACTGCAAATGTAGCTACACAAACAACCCCTGTTGCTGTTACTATTTATCCTGAGCTAAAACAAACTCTCCCTTCTTCAACTACTGTGTATCATCCAGGTTCTTCTACAAAACCTGTTTTACAGTACTATCGAGATTTAGAAACATTACAAGGTATCACTTATGAAGATGGTGTGCTTGTAAATCCTGGAACTATTAAGTTATTAGAGGCATTGTAATATGAGAACACTAAGCGCAGCAGCATTAGCTGCAATAAATTTGCCTAATCCTAAATTTACATTATTTGCAAAGATTGTACTAAACAGCACTACACTCTTAGTAACTAGTAATCCTTTCAACCACGATTTTAATGAAGAAACTTATTTAAGCGATAATGCTTTAGTTAGCTTTGGACCTCCAAGAATTTCTAGTTCTGTTGATCGTGAAGTATATGAATTAGTTTTTTTGGATCACGACAATTTAATTCAGCAAGCGTTAAGAGCCGGTATTACTGGTAAAAAAGTTACTGTTTATGCTGCTTTTTACAATAGCTCAAATGTCTTACTTAATTCAGTAAATGATGTTTTAGTCGCTTATGAAGGTTTAATTGATAGCGGTAAAGTAGTTAATGACGGTTCAGTTAAGCAAGCTATCATATCAGTAGCTTCGCCAATGGCTACTTTGGATTCTATTGGTGGCTACATCGTATCAAGAGATGGTATGGATCAAATTAGCTCTACAGATACTTCTTTTGATGAAGTTTATGTCGGTGGCGAAACAGTTAATCTTAAGTGGGGAAAAGACTAATGGCAATTTTCACAGCATTTTTTACTGCAGTAGGACTTACAGGAGCTGCTTTATCTACCGCTGTTTCTTTATCTTTGACAGTAGCTTCAATAGCATATCAGCAATCTCGTATGAGAAAGCTTAGAAATGAGTTAGACAAACGAAAACAAGTTAACGTAGCTGTAGATGGTGAGCCTTTTTATTTACCAATTGTTTATGGTAAAGCTAAAGTTTCAGGTGGTAAAGTTTATCATAAACTCAAAGATAGGTATACTCATCCAACCTCTGTTAATGCTAATCAAAATTTTTCAAGAGGATTATCTTCTACCCAAACAGGTTCTCAAAATGAATATCTTTTTGTTCAACAAGCTATTTGTTATGGCGGCATTAATAACGTAGTTGATATTACTGTTGATGATAAAAATTGGGATGAAGAAACTTTAAGGTATGGTCAAAGGATTCATGTGTTTAAGGACGGTGGCGTAGCTGACACTATGGCAACAGCTAACTCAATTCCTTCAACTAACCGTTTTACTAATACTGCTTACGCTTCTATGGTTTTTAAGTTAAACAGAGAAGAATATAACTACAATGGATCGCCTAATGTGTCTTTCTTTGTTGAAGGACAAAAAGTTTATGATATTAACTTTGTCAGTGGAGAATATTCTATTTCTGCTACTAAAAGTTTTACAGAAAATCCTGCTAGAATTCTTTTAGACTATTTGACAAACAACGTTTATGGAAAAGGGTTATCTATTTCGTCTATTGATTTAGCCTCTTTTTACAAAGCAAAAGTTATTTGTGATAGAGTAGTTTCTACTAACGTTATACAAGATGGGCGTATTAACGGACGTAGACCTGATATTGAAAATGAAGATGGTACTATTACAACTCAACCCCAGTTACCTAATACTTCTATAAAACTATATGAATGTAATGTTGTTCTTGACTCAGAAAGACCTTTACGAGAAAATATTGAGATTATATTAGAGTCTATGGAAGAAGCAGAGTTAATTTGGTCAGGTGGTAAATATAAGTTAATGATTGACGCACCTATTAATTTAGATGAGCAAGATGCATTAGTCGTAGCTAGTTTTACAGAGGAAGACATTATCCGCGGAGGGATGGAGTTAGAGTTCCCTGATTCTTCTACACGTTATAACCAATGCGTAGCTCGCTTTATGAGTGAATTTGAAAACTTTGTAGATGATACGGTTACTTGGCCAACTAGTTACTCTGATCCTTATAATCAATATTTACTTGACGATAGTGGAATTCTTTTAAAAACTGAAATTTACTTACCTTGTACTTCTGACCCTTATCATGCCTTGGCTAAAGCAGAACAAATCGTTAGAACTTCTAGAAGAGAAATGAGGGCTAAGTTTACAGCTTCTAAAAAGGGTTTACTATTAGAACCAGGTGATATTATTAAAGTTACAGACAGTACTAGTAATTTGCTTAACGAAACTATGAAAGTTGATTCTGTTAAAACTAATGCAGATTTGACTGTAAATATTGAAGCTAGACAATATAGCTTTGAAAATTTTGCTTGGAATGTTCCAGATAATATTCCTTATGCTTCTACAAAAACAGACTATTACTACCCTATTGTAAGACCTACAAATGTTTTATTTACTCCAGACAACCCTAATGGTGTTTTTGGAGTTAGCTCAGGAAAAATAACTTGGACTTATCCTAACACTGTTTCTGTAAGTGGATTTTTAGTAGAAATTTCATCAAACAACGGAGTTACTTGGCAAACTTTATCAACTACCTTAACTAACAACTATGATGTAGTTGGACTAAATAATGGGGTTTACAAATTTTCTGTTCGTTCCTTTAATAACTTAAATAAGTATTCAGAAAGAGTTTTAGCTAAAGATGCTGCAACTCAGCTGCTAGAGTCTTTCACAATTCAAAGAGCTACTAGCGACCAAGTTGCTATTATTTATGGAAGTACAAGTAATAGTTTGACTAATACTCAAAGTTATGATGTAGGTTCAAATCAGTATGTAGCTTACTACGTTTATTCTGGAGATTTACCTGAGTTGCCTATTCGTTCTAATATTTCATTTTCTAAGTTTATAGCGGATGATACTGTTACTGTTAGAATTGAGGTTAGAACTAAACCTGCAGGAGTTTCTTGGGATTCTGCTTTAGAACCTCAAACTACTGACCCTTCAACTTGGCTTTTTTCTAACTCTGGAACAGTATTTCGAAATGATACTGGAGAAACAAAAGCTTTAGTTGCATTTGTTTACCAAGGCGATGAACTCTTACCTTTAAACACTCATTATAATCAAATTCAGTATTCTTGGCTTCAAGGAGAAAATCTTTATGTATCTAATATACCTGGATCAAATAGGTTCAGCCGCTGGGTACCTGTCTCTGCCTCTGAAGTTGTAGCTGACTCACAGTACATTTGTGACGTAACAATACTATAAAAGAAGGAAAACAAAATGCCTACAGCACGTGGTGTGGTAACTATTACAGATATTACTGATGGTTTACCCACAATCTCTATTATTCAATCAAACGAAAACCATACTTTTCCTGCTACTTCTGCAGGGGTAGTTTCTGCTACAGACAGAAATAACTTTACAAACGATATACTAGTTCTTGTAGGAGCAGACCAAGCAGCTTACGTAACTATTACTCCTACTGCTAACAACACTTACACTGTAGGTACTCCTACAGTTACTCCTGCAGCAGGGGTTACTCCTGTTTTTACTAGTGCTAGCGTAACTGAAATCGATGGAGCTGGTGCTATAAATATTGCTAGAATGACTATCTCAGCAATGAATGATACTACTACTGTTCAGTCTGTTAGAGTCTCTGTCCCTGTTATTGTCAGAAGACTAAATCAAAACGTAACTATTAACGTAGAAGTAACTTTTTCTAAAGCAGTAGGTGGTTCTGCTTCTAGTTTAACTATTAACGGTACTAGACAAAACTTCTTGTTTAATGATTACACCTCTTCTGCTCCTATTGCAGATAACACTATTAACGGAGATATTACACTTACTGCCGCGTATGACGGACCAGCTTCAGGTAATATTAGCTGGTTCCAGTCCACTAACGGTGGAGCTGAATCAGCGTTAACCCCTACAGTTGCAGGAGCAACTACTAGTACACACACAGTGACAAGAGCAGCTTTTGGGAATGCTAGCTACATTACTTACAGAGTAGCTAAAGGCGGCGTAGTAGACCGTATGTCAGTTGTTCGTATTGATAGAGGTGAAGCTAGTTACATTGTAGTTCCTAGAGTAACTTCTGGCTCTCTTCAACTTAAAAACAATAGTGGCTCAGTTACAGTTACTGTAGACTTATTTCAAGGAAGTGCAGAAGTATCTGATTACACTGGTTGGACTTTTCAATGGTTTAACGGAGCAACTGCTATTGCTGGTCCAACTACTACTCCACCAGCAGGGGTTACAGAAGTAGATCCTACAGTGTGTAGGACTGTAACTATTGATGCTAGCTATGTGCCTGATAACGGTTCTATTACATTAAACGTTGTAGCTACTAAGCCATAATAGCGAAAGGACAATATCATGCCTACAGCTAGAGGTACAGTTGTTATAACTGACGTAAGAGACGGAATTAACAGCAGACCATTAACTCTTTATAATAAAAACACTTCAACTACTGCACCAGCAAGCTTTTCAGGAACCGCTACTTACACTTTTAGTACAAACTCGCTTACAGGTTTAACACTTAATGGATGGACTAGAGATGCACCTACTATTACAAATGGAGAAAATCTCTGGTTAAGACAAGCAACCGCTACTAGTACCTCTGACACAGCTAGCATTCCTCTTGAAAGCTGGTCTGCTGCTGCAATTGTCGGAGCAGGTGGCGTAATCGGAAGATCTGTTTATACTGCAATTGTGTTTCGACGTTCTGCAACAGCACCTGCAGCACCTACTACTGGTTCTTTTGATTTTGGAACTAACACGCTTACAGCTCCTGCTGGTTGGTTTTTAGACGTCCCTACTGGCACAGATCCTGTATATGGTACTCGTTTTGTATTTTCTGTAATTGGAAACACTGGTGTTCAAAATGCTAGTACTTGGTCAACACCTTTTAAAATTGCAGAAAATGGTATCCAAGGTGTAGATGGCTCACCTGGAGCTGATGGTACAAGCACTTACCAGTTAAGTGTTTTTAGACGCTCTGCTACAGCTCCTTCTACACCTACGGGTGGATCTTATAACTTTGGAACACAAGTTGTAACTGCTCCTTCTGGCTGGAGTGTTTCTGTACCTTCAGGAACAGATCCTATTTATGTTTCTAATACTTTAGCTTCAATTCAAGGTGTAACGGGTATCGACTCTACCTTAACTTGGTCAGCTCCGGTAATTTTAGCTCAAAATGGAGATAACGGTTTACCTGGTGAATCTGCTTGGCCAGCTACAGGTAATGCTGTTTCGGGCTACAATGACTTACAGTCTAACGCTTCAGTGCTAGACACTAACGTAGAGTACAGATTAGTTTCCTCAGGGGTTACCTCTACTACTAACCTAGCAGTTACTACCATATTACATCTTGGTTATGCAAATGCTAACGATATCGTTCAAAAAAAATTAGATACAGTTACTGTTGGAGACTATGTTACTGCAACTGTTACCTATGGAGCAACAACAGTTAAATTTGCCTACATTATTACAAGTGTAGCTAAACGTTCAAACTTTACTTTTAATGCTATTGCTGCTCAATATTTTTATGAGTTTGGTGTTCTTTTAGTTAAGTCTAACGCTGCAAGTTCAGCTATTGATCTTGCAACTGGGGGAAGTGCTGCTACTTTTGATTTTTCTAGAGCAGTTGGAACAAGAGGAGCTGGTTGGTGGCGCTATAACGCTGGAGCTTCAGATCTATCGGGAGTAGACACAACTGCAGAAGTAAACGTATTTTGGGCAGCTCTTCATAGCCCAGATATTGACCCTGTAAAAGATGACCGTTTCGTTATTGCTACAACGCATGTTAGTGGCACTAAAGCTTTTGTTTATAACGGTACGGATTGGGTAACACAAACAGCTTTTATAGATGGAAATCTTCTTGTAGCAGGTACTGTAACGGCTGCTGCTATGTCAGCTAATTCAATTTCTACTGATTCTTTACAAGCAGATGCTGTAACCGCAGAAAAAATTGACGTAACACAATTGTCTGCTATTTCAGCAACTATTGGAACTTTAAGAACATCAACCTCAGGCGCTAGAATGGAAATTTATTCTGATAAAATTCTTGTTTATGATGCTAACGGAAATATTAGAGTTAAGATGGGCAATCTATTATAAGAGGATATATTATGCCAATTAAAATTATTGAAAATACAACTAAAATTAATTGTGAAATTTGCAATTATGAAGTAATTACTGAAAAGAATGATGGAGTAGTACCTTCTGATTGGATGACTGGTCAACTTTGGCTAGATAAGTCCTTATCAGAACAACATCAGAGACCTTTGTGTTTTTGTCCAACCTGTAAAGGCTATCTACCTCATAACTTAACTTTTGGTTTACTATAAAAAATGAGTTATGGAATCGTTATACCTAGCATTACTAGCTCAACCGCTACTCCTGCTGACTTTAGATCCGCAAGACTAGTTAGTCTTGTAGAAGTTAGAACGCATAATGGTAGTGCTAGTGTTCCGAATTTTGATTCAACAAAAGGATTTTTTTACGCAAAAACAAATGTGTTTGCTTTAGCAGTACAAAAACTAGTTTGGAACAATACAACAAAAATTATTACTTGGTCAGTAGGAGGAGCAGGTACGGTTACGGATACTACTTGGTCAAGAAACTTTGATATATTGTTCTTTGAAAGCGAGGTTTAATGTCATACGGTTTTGAAGCATATGATGCTCTTAATAAAAAAATTGTAGATTCTAACTTACCAGTTTTTGCTCTTGAAAGGATAATTACCTCAACAGGAGTTGGTAAATTTTTTACTTATTCTGATCAATCAGGTTACTTTCCTTGGGATCCAGCGAATCCTTTAAGATTAGCTTATCTCTCTGCTGAATTTACTGCATTTCCACTTGCAAGTTTTGGATCTCCCCCAGGTGCTTACTGGCATGACTTAGCTTCTTTTTTTACTAATGACCCTTCAGCACAGTCAGCTATTTTAGCTTTTTCTATTCCTGTTAACGGTTTTGCGTTTTATTATTCTTCTGAAAAAAGAGTCTTTACTAGTAGAACCCAACCTACTTTGCAAATTGCTGTTTTAAAACCTGTAAGTTCTTTAGGAATTGGAACTAGTAATTATGGCGCGGCTGTATATAACGCTTCAGGACAATTGACTTGGTCTACAAATTGGTCTGCTATTCGAATTCAAAAACCTATAGGCAATGTAACTATTGAGCAGTCTAGCTGGTTTGCATTAAGTGGTAATCGAATCAGAAGAATAAACTCGCAATACAATGGAACTACTAAAAGAGGATACTCTGGAGTTGTAGGAGTGCTAAGAACAGGTCTTACAACTATCCAAACAAAATATCAGCCTTTGTTTTCCTCAGCTGGTGGACAAAGTACAACACTTTTTAACAATTGGGATAACTTTGCCGCAGATGGCCAAGATACTAAAGGTTTTGTACTTTACGATATTGCTATATAACTTTTGTAATAAGGAAACATAATGTATCAACTAGGCAACAAATCTAAAGACAAGTTAAAGGGTGTTCATCCTAACTTAGTGCGAGTTATTGAAAAGGCTATTGAGCTATCCTCTCAAGACTTTATGGTATTAGAAGGGTTACGTACTCCTGAACGTCAAGCAGAGCTTTATGCTCAAGGTCGTACTAAACCAGGCCAAGTAGTTACTTGGACACTAAAATCAAGACATTTTGTTCAAGCAGATGGTTGGGGTCATGCAGTAGATATTGCTCCGTATCCTCTTGACTGGAATGATTTATCAAAGTTTGAAGCTATTGCTGATGCAATGTTTCAAGCTTCAAAAGAACTTGGTACTCCGATTCGTTGGGGTGCTGACTGGGACCAAGATGGTCGTCCTCGTGAAAAAGGCGAAACAGATAGTCCCCATTTCGAGCTAGTAGTGTAATGAAAACTTACAAGCGTGAAGCGGCTATAGCAATCATCTTTTATCTTTGTTACTTGGGACTATACGGTCGTGTAGAAGCTCTAGAAGTTATCGCTTGGCCCTTCATGCTTTTTGTTGGAGCGGCCTTTGGTATGGATTGGGCAGGTAAACAAACTAACCTAGTATCAAGAAAGAGAGAATACACAGATGATGAGCTTAATAACAAATAAACTTATGATAGGAGCGGTTATTCTTCTTCTTAGCCTAGCAAGTGTAGCAAGCTATTACTTGTACAACAAAGGTTTTAAAGCTAAAGAGCAAGAGGTAATCATACAACAACAAGAAACTTACATTCAAACTAGGAGAAGGATCGATGAAGCCACTAGTGATAACCGTTCTGTTAACGATGCTCTTGACAGGTTGCGGGCTAGGCAAAAATCTAGGAGTAAATGAGAAAGGACTATGTGACGGTTTGTCACCTAAAATAGACCGATTAAATGACGCTCTTTTGATTGACGGTGGTCAACAAACTATCCTTGCTGGTGAAGATGTAATTATAGGATTTGATGCAGGATGTTATGGACCAGTGGATTGACAAAATTATTGCAGGAGCAATAGCTACTGTCTTTGCTTCTATTACTTGGTTAGTTCGAACAGTTTTAACTAACAATCGTAAAATTGAGTTGCTACAATTAGAAATCAAAAATAGAGATCAACGTAGAGAAGAAGATCGTAAAGCAGTAGCTGAAATAAAACAAGAAATGAAGGACCTTCGTAAAGAACTTCATGATTACTTTTTTAGCAAGATAGACTAACAAAAAAAAAAAAAAAAGAAAAGTGGATAGCCCCCGCCAGCGCAATGCTGACAGGGGCTTTCTTATTAAAAGTTATTTATTACTAAGTTATTATAGCGTACTGCTGCTGCTGCTACAGGTTCTGCAAGTACCCAATCACCTGTAATTGTATTTGTCTTTTGAATCTTAATCTCTCCTTTTTTCATGTTGTCTATTTTAAGCTGCAACTCAGGATGCAGCCTGTTAAGATAACCGTAAACTTTATTCTTGAAGTAAGCTGGGTGATCTAGGAAGTCTTCAGCCCAGTAACTGAAAGGAAAGTCAGTTAGCCCCCATTGAAACAACTCACCTAAGCTCTCACAGTTTAGTACAAGTTCTCTTAACGCAGGTGCTTCTACAGGCAACCCTAGTGCTACTAACTTTTCTATATGTACTTCTGGCTTATTAAACCGTTCAACAATATACTCGAAACAATAACAATAAGTCTCTAGCATTAGTACTAGATCTTCTTTAGATACCTTCCTTTTCTTGTCCGCAAAGTGAAGATCTCGAAAGATAGCCGCAAGATATTGATCGTTCATCCTTTCAGTGATCACTAACTTTCTGTTGAAGCTAAAGAAGCGATTCCTTTCAAAGTTCTTGAAAGAATACTCTTCTAGCACCCTCAAAAAGTCTAACTTAAAGATAGAAAGATCCTCCTTGTAGTCAGTACCGAAGTCTTTTGGTTCTGGTCCTCCTGCAAAGTAAAGATTGAAGTCATGCAGCATTGTTTGTGCAAGAAGCTGCCTGTTTTCTTCTGAGTAGTGAGTTCTCCAGTCTGCCCTGACTTTTAGCCAAAACTCTGAAGATTCATAGCTCCATCCTAGATAATCAGGCTCAAACACCTTTTGAATCTGGTATAGTACTTTAGATACTTTTCGAAAATTAATCATTCTTCAGCCTGTCAAACATTGCTACATAGTCTTCGATAGTAGAACCTTCTAGCCCTGGGGCAGTGTTTAGCTCTAGAGCATAAGCTGTTGCTTGCCTTTCATTGTAGATAACATCGACTGCACCAAAGTCAAGACCAGTTACAGCTAGCGCCTTCACTGCTTGCTCTTTGCAACCTTCTGGAACATCGATGTCTTGTTTTGCAAAGATGAAACCATTTGCATGATTTCGGATTTGGTAGTCCACTTCCTCATTAGGTACATCTTTCTTTTTCAGCTTTTCTTGAATGCAGAACACACCTGCTTTACGATCTACGTGGAAACGAAACTCACGTTTTTTTGGAACGTAAACAACAAACATAGTGCCTTCAGCAATAGGAGCGAGATCCTCTACTGTGTTTACTTTTACGATACCTTCACCAGAGTGACCTGCTAGTACTGTACGAGCAAACAGCTTCTTAGGCTTATCTTCTGTTAGCCATTGTCGAGCTTGCTCTTTACTAAATGTAAACTCAGGAACATTAGGACCAGCTTCACCTGCTTCTTTAGCCAACTCAAAAAAGTTTTTCTTGTTACTAGCACGGTTAACTAAACTGGGTGGGTTAATAACTTTAGTCAGCCGCAGGATATCTGGTTCCATAGTTGTAGAACCCCAGTTAACTACTGTTTTTCGAGTGGAGGGTTTAAACTTAGAGTTCTCCAAGCGAATAACTTTACCTTGGATACCCTGAGCAAGAGCAATAGCGCTGTTAGACCCTTGACGATAGGGGTAGACGAAGTTTTCAGTAGCCATGTTATTTAGTCTCCCAGTTGTTTAGAAATACCCAGTGTTGGATTTGACGAATACCCTCATACAAGGATTCTTCGAAGTTAGGTTTGCTGATTTGTTTTTCAGCATGAGCACCCAGTAGTTTTCTTACTACTTCTGCTCCCCCGTTTGCAGACATGCTGTTTAACAATTCTACAGGACTAGAGAACTCTTTTACTGTATTCTCTTTTAAAGTCAAAAAGAGATCAGCCCACTCAATAATCTTGTCTGCTGTTTGTGGAGTACGTAAGGCTCGGAACTCAAGAGAACCAAACTTAGAGACACTAACAAGATTCATTGCACCATAGCGCAAATTCTCGTTAGAGAAAATACCACCATCGGCTAGGAAGTCTCGATGCGTAAGACAACCCATAATACCTGTGTTAACATAGTCTGCATCTGACAATCGCAAACAGAACAAATTACCTTGTCGTTCTTCTCCTGCATCTTCTGTTAGAAGATTCTCTAGACAGTAATAAGCAGCCATTACAGTGAACAACTGCTTGACAGTAAGTCGTTGGCAGTTGACATGTACGTGAACACCTGCTCGCATAGAGTCATTGACTTTACCGTCTAGGTATAGGTAAAGATTCCTGACTTCTGCAAAAGCTACTTCTTTAGCTAGAGGTTTAGAGAAGACATACTCTTTAGCTTCACCACGTAAAGAACCATCATTCAGAACTTTCCAATAGCTATCTGGAATTTGAATGGGTAGTTTTTGATTTGACTCTACCTCAACTTCAATTCCAAGATCACCTTCTTTAAGAGAGTGACCGAATACTTCGTATACTTTTTTAGCGAGAAAGTTTGTCATTGCCGACCTCTTTTGTGAACTCTTCTTCGATAAAGTTAAACGCAGTGTACAGCTTAAACTTATCGTCTTTTGTTAGATCACCAACAGTAAACCCTTTATAAAGCAACTTGTACTTACTACTTAGAGCAAAGTTTTTGCTAAAAGCAATATCACCATTACATTCTTCAGCTAGCTCAATAACCGTGTCAAAGCTTTGGTATCTATTCCTCAGACACTTGTCGACACTCTTTGCGTTACTCTCTAGCCAGTTTTCAGAGAGGTTGTTATAAGACCCATTACGAACATGAGACAACTGAGAAGAACGTAGACCTTGACGAAAGTCTCTCCGAATCGGAAGACGACTAATAAACATAGCTGTTCCCGAATAAGAGTCATTAACATAACCTAGCTTTCCAATAGAGAAGTCTAGGTCTTTAATGTGCAACTTAACTTCGTTTCGGTCTTCATCAAAAGCAATGATTGTAGCTTTATCTAAGTCATTAGTCTTAGAGTAGATATCAACAATCTTATAGAAGCCTTTTTCTTTACCTTTCATGTAACTAGAGTTAAGCCTTGATCTTGCATAGCTTGCATCGTTATTGAACATATTGTGCCTTTAGGTTGTTAAAGATAGCTTCACCAAGATAAGCCCAATTACTATTAATAATTTCCTGTGAAGGAAGGTTAATAGCTCCTTTGAAGAAGGCTTGGTTATTAGCACTCTTCCTCTGCTTTTTATCCATCAAGCTTGTAATCGCTTGAATAGTAGTGTCGTACACAAAACCAATTAACTCGTCAGACTTCAACCATTGATTAGAACCAGAGCGATACTCCATGCCATAAGGTTTAGGACGGAAAGCACCCGCAGCACCGTAGATAGAACGACGAAGAGCATCTTTGTCCCAAGCAAGAGAAGCTGCACCCATGTAGTAGTCCATTTCCGCGGCTAGAGCAGCACAAGCCTCGATATGCTTAGGGTCTCGAGTAGGTAACCCAGCAGCCCAACCAATGTGCACATGACCACCTGCTGATCGAATGTTAGGATCAGGTAGTTTAGGACGAGGATTCTTGTCTAGAGTATAAGCATTGTAGTCAGGATCACAACCTAGCTCAAGAGCTTCTTCAGGTTGAACAGCCATGATCTCTGGAGAGAACTTGGCAATAGATGAAACTGACAGACTGTGACCTTCTGGCAGCATTTCCTTTAGTTGAGTTAGTACATCATTAATACGATAGATGAAGTCCCTTTTATTGGTGGCAGGATCGATACCGAACTCGAGAGCCATACCATCTACCTGAACCATACCGTTACGTACTTTGAGTGGTTCTGTTTTTGTTCCGGGAATCATTCCGTGAGCACTAACAAACTCACCTTTAGCATTAGTAACAAATACTTCAGGGTCACAGCCAATAAGGAATTCTACGTTATTGATGATAGTCATTTCCTAAGTCCTTCTAGTTAGGAAGCGTGTTTCCATTCTTTAGAACATGCAAGGCAGATAGGTGTTTCTCTATCCATCCACTTTACAAATCCTTCTACATGATCTTCGTATTCCAAGTCTGTTTGGCACATAGCGCAACCGTCTCGAGCATCTTTGTCAAACTCCTCTTTAGTGATGTAGGATCGATCCAACCAACCGGAGGCTGGACGAAAGGGTTCTTTTGATTTGTTAACCTCGCTAGCCCAGTTAGGCTTTTTGTGGTTTAACAATTTGACATGCTTATTAGCAAAGGTAGTTACAACGCCCGTATTCCGATCCCCATAAGAACTGTTGGTAGGCTTCACTACTAAAGGGGCTACGGAGTTTACTTTTACCTCCTCGATTTTGTTGTCACCTAGAACAATCTCTACATGCTCGTTTACTGGAAACTCTTTAATGTTTTTAACAAGTTCACCGAGTTTACCTTTTACAAGAGCTACTCTTAGAATCCACTCCTCACTAGCATAAGCATAAACTGTTTTAGTTTCATTGTGAGTTAGAAACAAAGATCGTTCTTTGTTGCGGTAGATATTGAAGGTTTTCTTTTCAGAATCCCACCAAGTCATTGCCGCTGCACCAGTAACAGTATCCATGATCTTCTTGATAGACCAACCTTTGCTTAGAGCAAAGATTAGCTTTTCAGAATCAGTATGACCAGAGATAGCTTCTCCTGTTGGAAGAACCAGCAGCCCTCCGCTAATAGTTCCATTATGACAACCAGTGATTGAACCATGATGGAAAGGGTGAGCATTAGTAGCATTAACTGCACCAATAGTAGCTGCGCGGTTATGCCCCATTAGGAAGTCAAACCGTTCAGTTAGTTTGTTATGCAGCATACCTTTATGGTCAAACAATTCTGGAAACTTACGTGTCAAGTTAGAAGGATGACCTTCTGTTTTAGCAACAATTACTTGTGAACGATCTTTCTTACCTACGAAAGACTTACGAAGAGCAATGCCCGTGGAGTCTTCTCCTCGAACAGTATCTAGATGTAGCATCCATTTGAATGCTTCAAGATGTAGAGTGGAGAGATTTGCTCCCACAATACCGACTAGTCCACACATTATAGCATTCCTTGGAATTTATGTTTCATTAGTTCAGCAAAGAAGTCTACCCCGTTTTCAGGGCAGTTTGAGTACTCTGGATGGTATTGTACACCTAAGAATCCACAGCCAGTAGCTACTACTACCTCTGTAGAGCCTTCATGGCTTACGTACACTTCATCTGCATAGTCTACCTCATGGATAGGTACACACTGGTGATGAGAAGAGTTGATAGTTAACCCTTCCCATCCTTCGATTTCTTCCTCATCCATAGCTAGTAGGCGATGTGGTGTTCCTGCATGACCTGAGATATGCTGGATCAGTGTACCTCCATTAGCTACGTGTAACAACTGTAAACCTCTACAAATACCTAACATTGGAATCTGCTTTAGTTTACCTGCAATAACTGTGCAGAAGTCTTGGTAGTCAACGTCACTGTCAGAGTAGGTACCTCTAAGTTTTTCCGCATTATACAGAGAAGGAGAAACATCATACCCTCCTCCAAAAACAATGAAGTCAGGTGTTTCCTTATCACTAACCTCTTGATAACCTAGTTTTCGTAGAAGACTAGCTACACCATAGTCGAAGCGACTCATTAGAAACTTAGCTGCCATGTTATTCACCTAGTTTGAGTTGTTTAGAAAGCATCTCGATTGGAGTCAGGTTAATAGGCACTCCATTCGAATCAGCCTTGTCTGTAATGATAAACGATTTCAACTCGTCAATAGCATCCTGCCACAAAGAAGTGTAATCTACCTCAACCACTTCTGCTGCAGTGTTAAACAACATTGAGCCGTTACCACGCATAATCTCAGAGAAAGATTGTTGCAGTTCAAACTCGTTTCTTCCTGTATACTCTTTAGCTAGAGGAGACAAGATGTAGTTACTGTTAGCTGGCCAGCGTCCTTGTGTAAAGCTAATCTGGTTTACCCAACCAAAAGGTTTGTTAGGATCATCTTTACACATATCTTTTAGTGCAGCTATAGACTCAGCGTACACTAGCGGTAGATGCGCACTATTAGAAGAATGTAGGCTATCACGAAGACTTTTTACTCGAGGAGTTCGTGTTGCCTTGACAGTTTTCTTGTCAGAAACAAGATTCAACTCAGTAGCTACAAGCAGCAGCAACATAGGGTGAATATCATAGCCTGAGGCTAGAATATCATAGACTGCATGCATAAACTTTTTAAACTCACTAGTACTTAGACGAGCTAACTGAGCAGCACCCAACCACTTAGCCGCAGATACGTCTACTCGTTTAACGAAACCATGACGAAGACTTAGTACAGGGTCTTTACAAAGAAAAACATCAGAGAAGAAGCTCTTATTAATCAGCCAGTCGTAGAACTGAATTGCTCCTTGATCATTCTCTAATTTGTTATCAGCCATAGTAATAACAGCAAGAGCTTTGTCTCGATAAATTGCACTGTTTACTGCTGCATGGCAAGCTCCTTGGACTATACCTCTAGTCCGATAACTACCTTCTGGATCATCATTGTGAGCAACGTAACCTGTCATAGCATAGGTGCTATTTCTGTAACCTTCAAAGATTTGATCGTAAAAGCCTTCAGCATGTTGACGTAGTACAGTTTGAATATCCATTTTAGGACCTCTTAGCTAGGTTAAGTAAAAAGCCCAGTTTTCACTGGGCCTTTGTTGAGGGTAGTTCTTTGTCTTTACCGCAAACATAGCGGCCAACAACTTCAAAAGTAAGAAGTCTCTTTTCATCTTCCATTAGCACGACAAGATAAACATCTTGGAAAGTTATAACCCAAGAATCTCTTAGACCAATAGAATGACTTACGATTCTTTCTACTTTTTCTCCTTCGATTTTGATGATGTCTCCTCGTTTAAGGGAACACCATTCTTCATACAGAGTAGACATGACGTTGAAACTCTGTAGCACCACCAATGTAGTTTTCCATAGTCATAGACTCTTTAAAAATAGCTGGAACAGTCTTTAAGCCGTTGTCTTGCATAAACTCCATAACACTCTCTACAGGAACAATCTTGTAGTCTAATCCTGCTTTGTCTGCAAGATTCTTAGCCATTTCGCAGTAAATGCATTTTGGTGTTTGTCTAGTTATGATGTAGTACAAGCAAACTCTCCATGTAGTTTTTTAGATGCTTCTTGATAAACCATAGCTGCTTCTTCTGGAGTTTTAAAAACTCCTAAATGTTTTTGTTTTCCATTTATCATTATCTGAGAATAATATCCTCCATAATGGTTAGAGTATCTAACTCCTTTGTAGCCAGTAGAATTTTTAATTGTTTTACTGGTATTGAACAAATTTTGAGATATTGTAGCTAGTCGAAGATTTTCTATCATGTTGTTATTTTTAATTCTATCAACATGATCTATTACATACCCTTCAGGTATAGGTCCATTAAAGAGTTCATAGATAACTCTATGGACTTTATATGTTTTCTTATTGACTTGAACATGCATATAACCCGAACTATGCAAATGACCTGCTTTTTTATCCTTTTTAGATCTATTATTGATAGTTTCCTTCCAAAATAAAAAACCATCTTTATAATAGAAATACTCTTCCCAATTTAAGCTTCGCATGATGAGCAGGTCAATAAATTACGGACTAACTCTTGTGCAGGGTTAGTTGAGCGCTGATAGTACATAGTTTTCACACCTAGGTGCCAAGCCATGACAAGAAGATCATGGACATCACTTGGAGGGGAATTAGGATGCACAGTAATATTAAGAGATTGCGATTGATCAATATATTTTTGCCGATCTGCTGCTTGAATAACAATTTCTAGCTGTGAGATTTCTCCGAAGGTTTTAAAGACTTCTCGTTCATGCTCACTGAGAAACTCGAGGTGTTGGACTGAACCACCACGGATGAGGATTGAGCGCCAGACCTCATCGTTGTCTTGATCGTATTTTTGGAGTACTTTGGCGAGATAAGGGTTCTTGTATGTGTACTTACCTTTTGCGAGGTCTTTCGTGAAGTAGTTACTAGCAAGCGGTTCAATACTAGGAGAAACAGCACCAAGGATAAAACTTGAGCTAGTAGTAGGAGCAACAGCCATGAGAGTGACATTACGACGACCATAACCTTTCAGTAGCTCAGGCTCACCAAATAGTTTAGCCATTTCTTTAGAAGCAGCTAGTGATCTGATGTTAATAAAGTTGTGAATAGTTCGGTTTAGGTCACGTGCTTCTTCTGATTCAAAGGCTAGTAGTTTAGACTGAAGTAAGCTATGATACCCAAGAGTACCAATCCCGAGAGCACGTTGCTTAATAGCGAAGTTACGAGCAGCTTCCATAAACTTGATGTTGGTTGTTTTTTCAATGTACTCTTCCATGACAGCATCAAGGAAGAAAGCCAAAACTTCAACTGCATCTGTATCTTTCCATTCATCCCAAGTAGCCATGTTCATTGAAGACAAGTCGCAAACAAAAGATTCATCTTCTGTTGAGGACAGAGCAATCTCTGAGCACAAGTTGCTTGAGTAGATTTTACGCCCTAGAGCCTTATAAACCTCTGGGGCTGCGTTATTTACGGTGTCAGTCCAGAAGATATAGGGATAGCCAGATTCGAAACGTTTACGAATAATAGCTCCCCAAACCTTACGTTTTTCTTTATCACCGCCAAGCATAGATTGCATCCAAGCGTCTGTAATACAGACTCCTAGCGAAATGTCCTGAATCGGTGATCCTTCTTCTCGCATGTTGAGCCACTCGTGAATGTCTGGGTGTTCGACATCAAGGTAACCCGCCCAGGCCCCGCGACGTGTAGTGCCTTGGCTGATGACGCTTGTGGTCGTCTGAAACATTTCCACAAAATGTACTGGGCCATCAGCTGAACCACCAGACTTGATAGGAGTCCCCCGAGCACGAATATGACCAAGATAACCGCTAGTACCTGCTCCATGTTTTGTTTGCATCCCCACTTCTGCTACTTTTTCAAGAATACCGCCCATGTCATCAGGAACATAGACGTTATTACAACTGATAGGTAGTCCATCACGACCAAAGTTTGACCACACAGGTGAGGCTAGACTGTAAAAGCCTCGTGACATGTAGTCGTAAAACTTAGCCTCTAGCTGATCTACAAACTTATGATCAGCTTCAACTAGCATGTTAGAAACAACTACACCAAATCGGTTAGCAATGTCTCCTACTCGTTGTTGTACCGTTTCTCCGTTACGAAGATAACTACCTCCTTTAGACATAAAATCGACAGTATCTTTTGTTACCCAGTACCAAGGTTCTTGCATCACTTAAAAATATCCTCTAGATCGAAACTTTTGTTGTTTTTAGCATACTCGACTGGACGCTTGTGGAAGAAATCTGTCATGTTAGACCCAAGTGTTTCTTCTTCCATCCAAAGTGTTTGCTTTACTAATTCTTTTTCTTCTGTTGACTCTTCTAGTTTGGGAAACCCAATCTGTTCCATAGAGTCGTTAATACGGCGTTTAATATACGCTTTCAAAATGTCCTGTGATAAGTGTTTGTTAGTGTACCCTTGTAGGATCCAGTCGATAACTTTAGCTTCAGCTTCATAAGCTGCTTGACATTCTTCTTTAATTCTTTGTTTGAGTTCATCGTCGAATAAATCAGGATATTCTTCTTTTAGTTTGTTGATAAGATAAATACCAACTTGAGCATGAAGCATTTCCTCATTTCTTGTATACTGAATTTGTTGTGCTACATCTTTTAACACGTTATCAAAACGGTTAAAGTGCATCATAGTATAGAACTGACTGAAAAGAGATACGTTTTCTACGAACAGAGTGAAGAGACAGATAGCATAGACATACTGTTTCTTATCATCTTTGTATTTCTTTTCAAGGTACTTTTGTAGATACTTGACACGGTTAGCTACAACGTCTTTCTTTAGATTTTCTTCGAATACAGCTTCTAAACCTAGAACTGTAAGTAACTTCTCATAAGCAATGTTGTGAATGACTTCTGAGTTAGCCATAACATAGCCTAAGTCTTTGATAGCAGGATGGGGTAAGTGATCACCTAGCTGTGCCCAAAAGCTTTTAACAGCTACTTCAATTTGACCGATAGCAGAAAGAGTGCGTACTACTACTTCTTTTTCTTCTTCTGTCAACTGAGTTTTGAACTGAGCATAATCGGACTTGAATGAAAACTCATTACTAGTCCAAAAGCCTGACCACATAGCATCAATGAATTGTTGTGTTTCCGGATAGTTATTAGGTTTCCGTGATACCTGTTTGTCGAATAAGCCCATAGTTCCCTCGTCGTTTCTTGTTATTAGTTGTCTCTGCTTTATAGCTAAGAGGTAGACTCATTTTGGCTCACCAAGATAGTTGCTATTTCTTGTACAATTGTTGGGTAATCTTCTTTAGACAGTAAAAGAGTACCAGCAGCAAGGTCTTCTTTGTTAATAAGGCTCTTGTGTCTATGCTCAATTAAATCATAGGTTTTTAAGAGTTCTTTAGCCATCGAATCAAATTTAGAGTCTTCAATTAAACTCTCGTCTAGTATGTAGTATGCATAGGCCGTGATCAAATACCACGGCACAAGCATGTTAGGATTAGTTTTTGTCACCTTGAAGTTTTTTATACTTAGCAAGGATTTCTTCGATCGCAATCGGTTTGTAGTCATTCTGTTCCACACAAGCGTTAAAGTAAGGACCTGGAGGGCTATCGTTATTATGGATATGACCGTGAACGTTAACACCACCAGCTACAACAATACGCTCATGGATGCTAGCTTCATGAATAGGAACATGAGTCAGTAGAAGGTTCCATTCAGTAAAGACTCGCCACATAGATATCTTTTTAAACCATCCTCCTTTTGCAAGAAAAGGAATATCGTCATGGTTTCCTACGATCAACCGTTTAGAGCCGTGCAGTTTACTTAATAGACTACCTAGCTCCTCGTAACAGTTAGCTCCCATACCAACATCGCCCAGATGGTAAACCTTATCACCGGGTTTCACTACAGAGTTCCAGTTATCAACTAAACACTCATTCATTAACTCTGCATTAGCAAAAGGACGACCACAGTACTGGATAATATTGTCGTGAAAGAAGTGAGTATCAGAAGTAACCCAGATGTTTTTACTCATGACTCATTCCATTACCTATAGAGATTTTTCGATACTTTTCAATCTTTACAAACTTCATATCAAGTAAGTCTGCGTTAGGGTCATACTCAAAACGAGGCTCTTCACCTTCCACTAGAATAGCACAAGCACAGACATCGTTCCACTCTTTAATAAGAGCTTCATAGTTTTTCTCAAGAGTGTTAGGATGAACTTCATCCATACCAAACTGAGCGCACTTGATAGCTACTTGAGCTAGCTCTGCTGCTTCTTCTGCTAGCTTTAGAAGGTAGTATTGCTGCTTATTCATTTTTGCATTCCACTTTTGTGTCTAGTGTTGGGGGTAACTGATACTGTTCAACTATTAACTTTTCACCACAAGTTTCGCAGACATAAACTTTTCTAAGTGTGTTGATAAGTATGTCATGGAACTTCCATTTGCAAGCTTTCACTTTGATCATCGTAAAGCTTTCTTGTAAGTAAACTCGATAGCCTCATAACCAAGCTTGGTATAAAGCAGATCTAAGTTACTCATCTTACTAGTGAAAGACATAACTACAAAATCTGCTTTAGCTTTTTCTTTAGCCCAAATTTCAAAGTCTTTAAGCATAGCTAGGCTCTTACGCCCTCGGTACTCAGGCTTTACATACCAACCTAGCTCTGAAGCAAGTACTTCATCAAAGTAAGGTCCTTCGCTAGCAACACCTACTAACAACCCTACTACTTTAACTTCATCTTTCAAAACAATGCAGTAAAAGTTCTTATCGTAAACCAAAGAAGCTTCTAAAATATTTCTTAGCTTAGCTCGATTAAACTTTTTAGAAGTTCCATAAAGGGTGTTAAACTCAGTAGCTAAGTCTAAAGTAGCTTCAATGTCGAATACTTGTAATTTTTCTAGTTGAATCATTATGCTACCTCTGTTGTTATTAGCTCAAAGCTGTCCTCATCTTTTTTCTCAACTTCTTCAAGGCGACCCGTAGCTGAGTTGAATCGATACGCACCTGCAGGACCTGTATTTCCGGTTTTCCGGTCTTTGAGAAGGTAGATTTGACTACGATTTCGAACCAACTCATTTTCTGCAAGCTTGTTCCTTGAAATCGCAATAGTCTGGAAGGAGATTTGCTTAAGTGATCCAGAGCCTTTAAGGTCATCTTCGCTAATTGGAGCACCCGACTCAAATGAGTCTTCCCCCGACTTAACCTTTCTAAGATGTGATACAACTCCGACCCAAATGTTGTGGCGTTTAACGATCTTAAGTAAATCGGACATGAATCGATCGATTGCAGCGTTAACATTACCATCTTCTGTCTCCGATACTGCGATAGTGATATGGTCTAGATAAATATAACGGCAACCGTTTAAAGCCATGTACTCAATCTTGTCTATCAACCCGTTATCGCTAACAGAGCCTTGGTGATCAAGAAGGATAACACGATTAGGTAACCCTACAGTAGCCTCCCAAGCCTTACGCTCGTCTTCTTCTGTAATCTCTACTCCTGGAAGACCTAAACGTTTGTTCAGGTACAAGCCCATAATACCGCCAACAGTTTCACCCACATCTTCTTCAAGGAAAATACAACCGATTTTTTCTTCTGTTGTTTTGAGAAGATGAAAGATATCTTCACGAAGCATAGTAGACTTACCAATAGAGGTACCAGCAGCAATCATAGTAATAGTGCTTAACGCACGACCATGAGTCAACTCATTTAGTCGATTAAGGAAAGGGGGCCAAGGAACAAACTCAAGGTTTTTAA